ACGACGCTGACTGCGCTGGAAACCTGGCCGATCAAGCTCGCGCAGTTCTTGCTCAGCTAGGCTTCGTTCCAAATTATGGCTCACAGTCTGATGCCGCAGGAAAATCATGCGCCTGATTTTATTTTTGCTCTTGCTTTGTGTGCTGGTGCTAATTCACCCTAGCCTGCTATTCGAGGCATGGTTTCTCAATGGCTAAAGTTCTGATCTGGATGCCGGCCTATAATGAGGGCGCGCATATAGGCGCCGCAATCGAGTCGGTGCTTGCGCAGACTTTCACCGACTGGCAGCTTATAATCTCTGAGAACTTCTGCACCGATAATACGCTCGAGGAGATCCTAAAGCGCCAGGATCCCCGGATTGAACTCATGACGCCGCCGACGCACCTAGCCGGCATTCCTCACATGAATTTCTGTTGGCAGCGGCTGAGTGCCGGCGGCCACAAGTACTCAATCATGTTAGGAGCCCATGACACATGGGATAAGAACTGTCTTGAGCGACTCGTTGCGCGCATGGAGTCGGCCCCGATCCACGGCGAGCGGCCGCGAGCGATCGCCTATCCCGAAGTTTATCAGATGAACGAGGCGGGGCAGATTTGCGGCCTGTACCTGAACTACGATCAGTGGTCGCATCCCAACATGCCGACGTTGCCCGTGCGCGTTATCACGAGCGTCGATTCGCCACAAGTCTATGGCTTGTGGAACGAAGAGACCCGCCGACAAGTCCCTATCCGGCACGAGTGCTCGGGCTGGGATCACCTCATCGTGATGCACGCCGCGATGCTCGGGCAGGTACTCTACGAGTCTTCGGCCAAGCTCATCATGCGTGCGCCGCCCGCGGACTCGAGCTTGGAGAAATACGGCCAGAAGCACTTGTCGAAAGAGATCCTTGCCGCAGGTCCGCGCGATTTCTATAACCAGCTCGAGTGGTGCAAGCATGTTGCCGATATCGCGAGCGAGCACATTCAAGAAGTGAACCGCGGCGTGATGTCGGCGCTCAATTTCAATTCCGTCATGCAGGCTTACCTTGTGCTGCGCGGCTACAACTTGATGACCGTGCCGGGGGCCTACGAACAATTTGCTAGCGATCCTCAGGTGCAGCAGTACCTCGCCCTATCCTGCCAGCTGGCCAATCTGGCGGTAGGAATGATAGACGTGTCCCAGAATCAGGTGCTTCAGCTACCCCTTGAAGCTCCCGCGCCCGTATAAGAGACGCTGGCTCCTCTAATCGTCCAGCCTGCCCTGGGAGCCGATGACTTCAGCGGGAGGCGCTTTGCTTACTTTTAGAGGGGTACTTTCATGGCCACAGGAATCAATCTAGTCCAGCCGCTCGGCACCGCGGTCTCTTTCTCGCGCGCGTACGACAACGCGCTCTACACCAACGTCAACGAAGTCATCGGCTCCATCGCGGCCGCTGTCAACTCCGCATTCCAGTTCACGACTGTCGGCCAGCGGCAGCTGAAGTCCGTGACCTTCGTTCCGACCGTTGTTCCGACTGCGGCCGACCAAGTCACTCTGACGCTCTACTCGCTCTATGCGCAGGCCTTCGGCACTGCGACCGGCGCGGCCTCGCCGGCGCTCTCCGGGGGCACGGCGACCTCGACCTCCTACAACAAGGTGACCGTGACCTTGGGAACCGGTGCGAGCTTCACCGCATGGGCGGCCAACTCACCGCTCTACAACCCGATCTACGTGCAGCTTGACGGCGTGACGGGAACGGTGGTTGTGGCGGGCCCGGGAGGCACCAACACCCAAGGCGGCTACAAGTTCCCCTCCGGCCCCACCGGCGGTCTCACGATCAACCCGGGCGACGTCCTAGTGCTTGCCAAGGCCACCGACTCAGTCGGCGTGCTGCAGGTGACTGCCGAGACGAACTACACCCCCGGCGCAAGCTTCACCGCTTAAGGAGGGCCCATGGCAACAGCACTCAATCTTGCCCAACCGCTGGGCACGTCAACAGCGAAGTCGTATGCTTATGACAACGCGAATTTCGTCACGGTCGACGCATTGGACGCGACGATTCCGGCTGTCGCGAACGTCACCTATGTCGGAGGCACGGCGACCGTTACGAGCGGCGCCTCGGTCTCTTTCACTGGCGTTGCGCAACGGCAGTTGAAGTCGCTGACCGTGGTCCCCATCGTCGCTCCGACCGCGGCGGATCAGATCACGCTTACCTTGTATTCGCTCTATGCACAGGCCTTCGGCACCGCCACTGGCGTAGCGTCTCCGGCGCTTGCGGGCGGTACGGCGACCTCGACCTCCTACAACAAAGTGACGATCTTCAATGCCGCAGCTACTGCGACTAACTTCCTAGGCATTGCGGTCAGCAGCCCACTCTACAACCCGATGTACGTGCCGCTCTCGGGGCTTAAAGGCGCTACGGTGGTCGTGGCGGGCCCCGCGGGCACCAACACCCAGACGGCCTTTACGTTCCCCTCCGGGGCCAATGGAGGCCTCACGTTCAATCCTGGAGACGTTCTCGTGGTCGCCAAGGGAACCGACACCATCGGCTCCTATGCGATCGAGGTAGAGCAGAGCTGGAGTCCCGGAGCGAGCTTCACCGCTTAAAACAGCGAAGACTGTTCGAGAAGGCCCCTTGCGGGGCCTTTTCTTTTGGGGCATAGTGCGGGGCATATGTCAGGAGAGTCCCTCGTCGAGCGTTTCATGGCCAAGGTCGAGCCGGTCACGGAGAGTGGCTGCTGGATCTGGATGGGCGCGCTTGAAGGGAAGAACAAAAAATATCGTCGCGGCAAATTTAATGTTGGTAAGCAGGTAATCGCAAAGGCACACCGGGCGGCCTTCGAGTTGTTCAAAGGGCCGATCCCCTCTGGAGCCCACGTACTTCACGATTGCGATGTATCGTATTGCGTAAACCCAGCGCATCTGCACCTAGGCACCCACTTGGAAAATATGCACGAGCTGCGCGCTCGGAATCCCCGGTGCGTTTTCGCTCCGGGCGAGAAGCATTCGCAGGCCAAGCTAACTGAATCAGACGCGCTTGCAATCAGAGCCGCAAGCGGAACTCAGAAAGAGATAGCAAAGACTTTTGGGGTCACGCAAGCAACCATCTCTAACATACGTACAAGGAAGAATTGGACCCATGTGGGACCCTAATGCACCAGAAGGCCACGAAGCTGCTAAGACTCGCTGGCGTGTTGCGCCCTATCTCAAGGGCGCCGGGCTAGATCTTGGATGCGGGCCGTGCAAGATTCTCGACACACGCTTTTGCATAGGCGTTGACAACGGCAAAGATACCCAGCTTTTCAACATCCAAATGCGACCCGATATCTGGGGCGACGTATCTAACCTATCGATGTTCGCATCAGCGTCTATGGACTACGTGTTCTCTTCGCACGTGCTCGAGCACTTCCCTTATGAGCAAGTTCCCGCATTGCTTAGAGAATGGTGCAGAGTCGTAAAATTGCACGGCGTGATGGCTCTCTATCTGCCCGCAAGCGGACTGTATCCTGATCCTGGCACACATCCAAAATGCAATGTGGACCACAAATGGGCCGTGACCTTCGAGCGCGTGTTGGAGGCGATGAAGAAAGTTTGCGGCTGGGATCTCGTAGAATACGAGCTATGTGGAGATGCCGACGAATACAGCCATTTCTTCGTGTTCAAGCTCGGAAAAAATCCGCATCGACATGATGAAAGCTGGAAAAAATCCTCGAACCCCGATAAGAAGCCGACTGTCGCAATTACGCGCCTCGGAGCGTTTGGCGATGTAATCCAAGCAGCGGCTATCTTCGAGGCATTCAAAAAGCGCGGGTATCACGTAACAGCCTTTCTGTCTTATCCCGCATCGGAGCTTGTTGCCTTTGATCCGAACATCGATAAGCTAGTCGTTGTGCTGCAGGATCAGATACCGATTCAGCAGTTAGGGCATTATTGGCTCTGGTGGCGCAAACGCTTTGATCATTGGGTAAACCTTACCGAGTCGATCGAGGCGAACCTTTTGGCGATGGAGGGCAACATTCGCTTCGAGTGGCCCCCAGCCGCGCGCCACATGATCATGAATCGGAATTACTGGGAGTTGCAGTACCGCATCGCGGGCATTCCGCCTGAGGTACCGCAGACGCGCTTCTACCCGAACGAGGATGAGAAGAAATGGGCAGCAAAAGAGCTCCAACGTATGCGCGCCGCTGGGTGCGAGAAACTCATACTGTGGCCGCTTGCCGGCTCGAGTCGCACCCACAAAGTCTGGCCGCACATCGATCAGATCTTCGGCCGCGTGCTCGGCTGCTACCCGACGTGGGGCATTGTCACTGTCGGCGACGCAAGCTGCCAAGACCTTGATGAAAAATGGAAAGGAAATCCTAAGATCTTCCGCACCAGCGGCTCCTGGACAATGCGGCAAGTTGCCACTTTCATCGATCAAGGCTATGCCGATGCGGTCGTTGGGCCGGAAACAGGGGTCATGAGCATTGCGGCGTTCTATCCGATGCCGAAGATCATCTTCCTTTCGCACTCGACCACCGAGAATCTCACGAAGGATTGGCGGAATACGACGAGTCTTTGGGCGCCCGAGACGTGGTGCCCCGGCCGCGGCAAGAATGAAGTGCCGGCATGCCACATGATGCTGCCCCGGTTCGAGCCGGGATGCCGGCGTAACGAAGTAACAGGTGTCGCGCAATGCGCGACTGAGATCAAGCCGGAATGGGTGTGGAGTCTTCTTCAGAAGGCCATCCACGAGGGCTCCGCAGGCACGTGGCATCCGCCGGCCACAAGTGTTCTGGAAGTCAAATGAGCGAATTCGAATGTCGCGTTCTCGCTGGAATTCTTGCCTATAACGAAGTGAGGAACCAGAGCAGCGCGTACTATACGGGGAAAACCGCGACAGTTTATCAGATTATTTTGGAGCGACTACTTAGGAGACGGCAATGCATTTGATCATAGCGATGATTCTGTTGATAGGACCGAACCACGAACTCGCGGGCGGCATTGTTCTTCCGGGCGCCAGCGACAGCATGCCGGCATGCCAAGCGAAGGCGCAAGACTATCTCCAACATCTCGGGCCCCTGCCGCCGAACTCGATCGCGGTGCCTGCGTGCGCTGAGATGGCGGCCGGTACGCAGACTTGAGAGAATTGGCAATAGGTTTCGGAGCATTGTTCGTGGGCGCGCTGCTGGGATTCGTTCTAGCAACCGCGCTCACGGGCTGCATTGACGAGCCACTGCCGCACCGACCTGAGGCCCAATCGTGGGACCAGGGCCATTTGAAAGCCGAGGACCATGGGTGCCCGTGGGCTGTCTATATCGCGCCGCAAGGGGAGTTAGTCCAATGCTGAGACACAAGCTTTGGCACCATCTGTGGTACCGCAGATGGTACTACCGAATCTTCACCCCAACCTGGTTTCGCGTCTATGTTCTGCGCCGAGGTCTTGAGCCCAAGCCAGAAGATTTTCCGTTTGGAGTTAGCGACTTTGGTAGAGCGACCGACACTGCCAACGGTCCCGACTATCGGTACCAGCACGGAAAGAGAGCGCGGCTTATGGAGCGAGCGCCTTGAGAACAACCAAAATCGCCCCGACCGAATGCCCGATCTGCAACGGCATGGGATACACTCCTGAAAGCGCCGATCAGATGCGCACGGCGTACAACCGTGAGCACCGCGCGCATATCGAGGTGGCAACTATTAGCAAAGGCCATGGCTGCGAATTCTGCTTAGGGACCGGTCAGGTCGATGAGACCGAACGGCTTATCGGGTTGAAGCATTTGGGGCGCCGCGATGAAGTTAGAACAGTTAGTTGACGAGCTGCAGAAGCAGCATATTTTCGTTATCGGCGATGCGATCGAAGACCACTACGTCTTCTGCCGCGCCGATCGGATCTGTCCCGAAGCGCCCGTGCCGGTGCTGACTGCGGAATCTGTCGATGAACGCCCTGGGGGCGCCGAGCACACGGCGCAGCAGGTTCAGGCGCTCGGCAAAATGAGCGCGCTCTTTGGTTGGCCTAAGTCCCAGAAAATACGCTACATGGTTGGTTCGCACCTCGTGATGCGTTTTGATGCGGATCAGAAGCCAAGCATGTCGTCGCAGGAAACTGTCGAGGCCTTCGAGCGCGCAGTCAAAGATGAGGATAAAATATTGCCGATTTCCGGCATGATTCTCTCTGATTATGGCAAGGGTCTCCTCGATGAGAATCTCTGCCAGTATTTCATCGACTACGCGAAACGCCGCAAGATTCCGGTATTCGTCGATCCGAAAGGCTCCGCCTGGAGCAAGTACCGCGGCGCCGATTGGATTTGCCCGAATGAAGCCGAGTGGGAGTCGGTCGTAGCTTTAGACGGCGGAAATATTGACCCGGCCGGGGCCAAAACGAGATTCGATGCAAAGGTGCTGCGCAAGCGCGGCGTTCACGGCCTTAACATCGGCGATACGAATTTCCCGTCCCGCGCTCGAGCGATCTTCGATGTGACCGGTGCAGGCGACACAGTCGTCGCGGTATTCGCGATGGCGATTTGTGCCGGCGCCGATCCGGGCTCGGCAGCACAGCTCGCTAACATCGCCGCTGGCTGGACGGTGGAACAGGTTGGTACGGTCTCTATCAGCCATGAGATCCTCAAAGCTATCGCGAAGCTCTATGACGACGAGATCGACACTAAGCAAGCGGCTGGGAGGAAGCTCAATTGAGGATCGAGAAGAGCTGGGGCTACGAAGAAATCATCGAGAACGGGTTCTATTGTTGCAAGCTGCTCGTGTACACCAAGCCCATTGCCTCGAGCATGCACTACCACGAGCGCAAGCATGAGACCTTTGTCGTGCAAGACGGCCTTTTCTCGCTTCGGGTCCAGCCCTATAGCCTGGAGTGGCGTTTCATGGAGCAAGGCGATTATGTAGTGCTGCCTCCAGGGACCGTGCATCAGCTACGCTGCCACAGTCCCGGAACAATCGTTGAGGCCTCCACGCACGACGATCCAGAGGACTGCATCAGACTGCTCCCGAGCGAGACGTGAGCAAACGGCAGAGCGCGCTGCTCTCCTTTATGAAGGCCGTTAACGGCATGATGGTACTGCTCATCATTTACGCGCTATTCTTTCTCTGGCTCTACTGGACGTATCAGATATGAAAATCGGACTTGCCACAGGCTGCTTCGATAGGTTTCACAAAGGACATTGGCACTTCCTATGCGAAGCCGGAAGGCTGTGTCAATATCTCATCGTGGCTGTCAACACGGACGCTTCTGTGCGCGCCTTGAAAGGCGCCGATAGGCCGCACGATGTGCTTCTAACACGAATCGAGCGCGTCGAGGCCAACATCTGGGTCGATGCAGTTATCCCGTTCAACGGCGACAATGAGAAGCTCGCTGAATGTATTAGGCCGGATGTGCTGATCCGTGGCTGGGATCAAAGTGTGCTCCCCTCCACAGTACCTATTGTCCGCATCTCGCAATTGCCTGGCTTTTCTACTACTCTCTTGGCCCATGGCTAAAGATCCGCACGACACCCTCACCGACGATTGGGTCGACGACGCAGAAGAGCGCCGATTTAGAGAGGAACAAGAGCACGCCCGCCGCGCCATGCGCAAGAAGCGCAACGGCGAGAAGCATGCCGGGCTCCAAGAGCGCGATGGCCGCGACCCATCCTACATTCAACGGGGAAACAAACATCAACGGCAAAAAGGCTAAGCAGCTTCGCCGCGCCGCGCGCGCACTGAACCTGCCGGAAAACACCTCCTATGCTCCGCACGGCGCTCTGCACAAGAAGCTGCAACTGGTCAAGACGCTAGAGGGCGAGATCAAGGAAATGCTGCACCCAGTTCGCCGGCCGTTCGCCATGAAGGCTTGCGAGCGCAAGGCGATGAAGGAGGCGAAGCGCCTCTACAAGGGCCAAGTCATCGCTGGCGAAGCGTATGAGGAGCCCGCCGCCCTGGTGCCAGAAGGTCGCGCGTTCAAGGATCTTGTGGTCGACTCGATGACCAAGCAGCCGTCGGCGCCTTCGCTGGGCGGTCCGGGAGCAAGCTGATGTGCGCAAACCATAAACAGGAGTGGAGCAAGGACGGCCGGCCGAAGAAGACAGCTCCCGCGTGTCCTAACAAGCCATTGCCGTTCCATATCTACTGCTGCAAATGCTTTGTAGTGCTCGGCGGGTACTTCCGACGCCTCCGCTAGCGGCGCACGGTCCTTCACGGGGAATCCTTTGCGAGAACTCGAATGCTCCATCGGCGGCCGGCACAACGCTAGGGTCCTAAAGACCTGGCGCGGGAGCTTTGAGGCGTTCTGCAATGCTCTCATGGCGAAAGTGCCGGAGACTGACGACAAGGCTTCCGTCGGCTGGGTCTGCGGAGCGACGTTCGATCCAATGTACAGAGACTCGGAGAACTTTCGTGCGAGACACTTCCTCACGTTCGACTACGACCATATCGGCACGGATGAACTACAGCGGGTGCTTGGACATTTCGAATCTACCGCGCACCTCGCATACACCACGTGGTCACACAGCGTTGATCGGCCACGCATACGCATTTGGCTTCCACTTTCACGTCCTGTTGGATACGATGAGTTCCAAGCAATATCTCGTAAGGCTGCATCCGGTCCCGGAATCGAGCTTGCTGCGCGCGAGTCGCACGTCCCGGCGCAATACATGTTCCGCCCCGCGGTCAAGCCGTTCGACGAAATCCAAGTCTGGAAAAACCTCGAAGGTCCGTGGATAGACGTCGATGCAGTCCTCGCAATCTACGCCGACTGGACCGATCGTACTTCCTGGCCGCATCGCGCCGAAGGCGACGGAGTCCACAATCAAGGAGTGGCTGAAGACCCACGGAATAAGCCCGGACTCGTGGGGGCGTTTTGCAGGGCTTTCTCAATCACAGCTGCAATCGATAAGTTCGAGTTGCCCTATCGGCCTGGGTCTTCTCCGGGCCGCCTCACCTATATTGACGGGTCAAGGCCCGACGGAGCGATAGTTTATGACGAAGACACGAAGCTACACAGCCATCATGATACTGACCCGGCGCGAGGACAGAACAACGCATACGATCTCGTTCGACTTCACCGCTTTGGATGGCTCGATCACGAGTCTGGGACGCCAGTTACTCGACTCCCTAGCACTGCAGCGATGGCGGAATTTGCTCAAGATCTCTCTGAAATCCGTGCCCAATTCGTCGCCGACGCCGGATTCGAAGACCTCGATAAAGCAGAAGCCCTCGACACGAGCTGGATGCACGAAAAGGCAGATAACCCTGTACCCGGGGCACCCATCCCTGCCACCGCCGCCAAGCTCCCCGAGCGCATCAAAGCCGCGTCGTCCAAACTCACGGATCAAGAAAACGCGCGCCGCATCCAAAAGCACTTTGGCAAAAAGCTCATCTCGGTAGGGGGCACATTTTACGTCTGGAACGGTCTGCATTGGGAGCGCTCCTTTACCGAAGACGGCCCGTGGAACTTCGCATTCAATCTTTCGGCTATCGTGAAGGGGGAGTACAAGGCGCGTAAAAAGGAAATCGAAGACGCCTCTAAAGCTTCGGGTATTCCGATCTCAGTCGAAGATGAGGCAGAGCTTTCACAGCTCTGGCGCTGGTCTATCGATTGTGGACAAAAAAGCCGCCTTTCCAATAGCATCGAGCTCTGTCGCAAGGCGCTCGGCAAGATGCCTAATGAGCTTAACCGCCGCCCAGAGCTACTTAACTGTAAGTCAGGCACCATTGATCTGCGCACGGGGACGCTTCGGCCTTGCGATCCCTACGACCTCATTACGGCATGCGCGCCGGTCGAATGGAATCCTGACGCCAAATGCCCCCGCTGGGAGCAATTCATCACCGAGATCTACCGGCATCCCGAGGAGGCGGCTTTCATCAAACGCTGGCTCGGATACTGCATTACGGGTGATGTCTCGGAGCAGAAAATGGTCTTTCATATCGGCGAGGGCGGCAACGGCAAAGGTAAGCTCATGAGCCTCATGCGCCGGGTGCTCGGCCGGGATTACTGCTCGGAGGCCGCTCCGGGACTCCTGCAGGTCGACGGCAAGGGAGCCACGCCGGAGCTTGCCGACCTTTTAGGCGCCCGTATGGTGACCGTTTCCGAGACCGACAAGGGTATGGAGATGCAGCAGGGCCTCGTCAAGCGGCTGACCGGCGGGGATGCGATCCGCGGGCGGCAGCTTTATGAGGGCTTCATCGAATTCGAGCCCACCCATAAACTCCAGCTGTTCACCAACAATGAGCCCGTAATCCGCGGCCACGAGCGCGCCATGTGGCGCAGGATCGTCTTTCTACGGTACCCCTACAAGTACGGCTCTGAGAGCGAAGTGGCCCACGGCGAGGCTCAGCGGCTCGAGGACAAGCATCTGGAGGAGACCCTGGCGCGCGAGGCGCCGGGCATCTTCCGCTGGCTGGTTGAAGGGGCCCAAGAATGGTATTCGGATGGCCTTCAGATCCCGGAAGTGATTATGAATGAGACCCGCCAATATAAGCGCCGCCAAGACATTATCGGCCTCTTTTTCTCAGAGCGCACCATCCCGGATCCGGGTGGGCGCGTGCCATTGGTGGGAACTGCCGAGGCGCTCTATTTAGCATATCGCGGCTGGTGCGCCACCTCGGGGCACCACCCTTTCTCCAGGACTCGGTTCCAAGAGGAAGCCGAGCGCGTGCTAGGGCTCAAAGTGACAAGCTGGAGAGCCGACGGCCAGACATACCGGGGTTTTGAAGGCATCCGATTGACCGATAGTGGATTGCTGGACTAATATTCTAGCCAAGGAGCAAATATGTTAATCGACCTCATGCAGACCTACGTGAATGCGGACGACTCGTCGGCGGTAACTGCCGACACCAAGCAGCCAGTCACGCTCAAGTTCATGCTCATCCAAGCCGTGCTTTCAGATGTCGGCCCCGACGGCCGCGCCGTCCAATCTGACGAGAAGATCAAGCGCTATTCGCTCTATAGGGATCTGAAGAAGGCTGGCGCAACGCTTGAGCTGCCCGCCGAGGATATCGCGATTCTGAAGAATGCAGCGAAGATCTTTCCGACGCTTGTTATGGGCCAAACTCACGAGATGCTGGAGCGCCAAGTATTGACGCCTTTATCGGAGATTGGATGAGCTACTTCAAAGTCAAGGACGACATTTGCACGCTGCCTTGGTACGTCTGGGCCGACAACAAGCAGCATGCGCTGCGCAAGGTAGAGAACCTCGTCGGCGGCATCGCCGCGAAGAACGGCCGCGAGGTCTGCTTTCCGCTGGTTCGTGAGGCCGTGCCGGAGGACGCCGACGTCATCGATGAGCCTGAGGATCAAAAAGAAGCGCGGCAAGATGCTGAAGACTAAGCGCTATCCGTGCCCCAAATGCGGCAAGCCTATGTACAAGGACGGTTCATACGCCGGCAAACAGCGCTGGGCTTGCGGTAGTAAGGTAAACGGGACTCAAGTCTACTGCCATAAAACGCAGGCTCCAGAGCGCAAGATCGCACATGACCGCAGCAACAAGCCCGTAGGGCCGCCGCCAGTATTTAAGCGCGAACTCAAGAAAACTACTTACATCTGCACGGCCGCGCAAAATCTGACTCGAGTCCATCCTGGATTCTGGGCAGCGCTGCAGCGCGCTGTGGTCTTCTACAACGCAGAGTTACTCGTGGGCGCATATATCTATCGCAATCCAACTTCACGCAAGGAAGAGAAGAAAGCCAAAGAAGAGGGCATATATTCCTGGGCGAAGGAGCTAACACCGTACCTCTGGAATGCGCGCTATAAGATCAATGCCAATATCGAAGTGCTAGGCGACGTGCCCATCCAGCCTACTGCGACTCTGCCGCTCTCGGGCCTCGAAGGCATGACCGGGGCGCTCTCCTCGATCGTGCCGCATCCGAAGTTGCAGATGACGACCGTTGCGACGCCCGCGGGCAAGATGGCGAAGCTCATGACGACGACCGGCGCCTGCACCCAAGACACGAATTACTCGCTTTCGAAAGTTGGCAAAACCGGCGAGTTCCATCACACGCTAGGAGCCGTGATCGTCGAGACCGAAGGCGATCTCTTCTGGCTGCGGCACCTAGTCGCTGACAAATCGGGCTCTTTCTACGACATTACGCCCCGAGATGGCGTCGTGCACTTCCGCGCCGATGGAATCACGCGTCAATTGCGTCCCGAAGCGCATATCTTGGGCGACGTGCACCGCGCTGTGCGCGATGAAACCGTAGACAAAGCGCGCTGGGATTTGGGCGCCGGCATCATTCATGTGTTGAAACCAAAGAACATCGTGTGGCATGATACGCACGATGCTCAAGCAGAGAACCATTGGGACCGACACGACCCCTTTATCCGGTACGCGAAGCACCATGCCGGGCTGGATGCTGTAGGCCAAGAAGTAAATGAAGACCTCGCTTTCATCCGGCAGCGCAATCCAGAATGGGCAAAAACCTGGATCGTCTATTCCAACCATGACGACATGCTCAGGCGTTGGGTCAGCGACGTTGATTGGCGCGCTGACCCGCGCAATGCCGAATTTTATCTGGAAACTGCGCTTGCGATGGTTCGCGGGGCACGGATGGATCCCGGTGGGGCTGCATACCCGGCACCCTTTCCCTATTGGGTCGAGAAGGCTCGTATTCCTCGCGTTCGGTGCCTGGCTCTCGGAGAGTCCCTCAAATTCAAAGGCGTTCAGTGTGGAATGCACGGGGATAAGGGCCCAAAAGGTGCACGAGGTTCTAGGCGAAATCTGCGCCGGATCGGCGAGCGCTCTTTCATCGGACACGTGCACGGTCCGGGTATCGATGAAGGCTGTTGGTCCGTTGGCACAGGTTCGCGTCTCGATCTCAAGTATGCCAAGGGCTCTCCGAGCGATTGGCTCCACGTCGACGGAATCATCCACCCCAACGGGAAGCGTCAACTCGTGATTTATATCAAGGGGAGATGGCATCCGTGAGCTATCCTGACAACAATCCCAAGACCGCGGAGGGCGCAAAGAAGTGCCCAATGCACCTTTGTCCGCCGGCGCTTACCGCGGGGGCCGCTGAGGCATTCGCTGATGGCGCAGAGAAGTACGGGCCGTACAATTGGCGCGAGAACAAAATCTCGGCGAGTGTCTATTACGCAGCCGTGCTCCGGCATCTCAAAGACTGGTGGGACCGCCTCGATGAGGACGACCTTGCTCCTGATTCGAAGGTGCACCATGTCAAACACGGCGCGGCCTGCCTGGGAATGATCCTTGATGTGATCGACTCACCGATGTTCAATGACGATAGACCACCAAAGGTGCAACGCAAATGAGCAAGAATAAGCGAGTGCTCGTCATCGTAGAATGGAATGATGCTTGGAGTTCGCATAGTTGGTGCGAAGTTGATTACTACGCGACAAAGCCGTCAAGTATCAAAAGTGTCGGTTGGCTCTTGGATGAGAATAAGCTCGGCGTTAAGATCTCCGCGCGCATGGATTTATCAGGAGGGGATGTTGGGAACGTTTATTTCATCCCGAAGGCATGCATCACTCGACCTACTAGGTTGGGAAAATATTCGGTTGTTAAAACATAGGAGAGAATGATGGAATCGAAGAAAGTATTGGAGCAATTGGCAGACTTCGTTGCGAAGTTTCCCAATGCGCAGGTCACTCGGGCGGACATCTATTTGCACGAAGGCGGCGCGTACGGCAACGTGTATTCAATTTCGCTGCCTGTCGGCTTGCGGGCGATTGAGGAGATCCCAGGAATCCCTGGGCAGCGTTCTTCAAGTGCGCCACTAGCACCTCCGGACGCAGCTTCTGCCGCAGCGGAGGGCCAAGTGCCCCCAAAAGACAAGAAGCCTCGTGCAAGGAATGCTTCGAGCACGTCGGCCGCGACTACGACGGCAGCCTCTGCACAGGCTGCTGCGGAAGCGGAGTTGTTCGGCTCTGCGACCGAGGTCACTTCCCCCGCAAAGGATACGAAGGCCCCGAGTGGCCAGACTGCGACGAAGAGTGCATCCCCTTCTGACGATGACTTGTTCGGCGAGAATGCCGCGCCGGCTAAGGAGACTCCGAAGGCCACGATCGAGCAGCTTCGCAAGGCACTGACGGAGTGCCAGACCAAGCACGGTCACAAGGACCACGCGCTGGGAGTCCTCAAGAAGTTCACGCGCGACGGCAACCCGACGATCTCGACGCTGGACGAAGCGAAGTACCAAGCCGTGATCGACGCTTGCGCGAGCTATGTCCCCGCCAAATGAAGTAGTGGTAGTGGTTCCCCGGGGCGAGCATTCGCCCCTGGGCCCTTCATCCTCCAAGCGGACAATGCACTGTCCGGGCTCTGTCCATGCGTCTAAGGACACGCCGGACGACGAGAGCGAGTACGCGGCTGAAGGCACCGCAGCGCACTACCTCTCCGAGTTAGTGCGCAACACCGGCCGCCCATCCACCGACTGGATGGGAAACGTCTTTGTCGTCGACAAGTACAAATTCAAGATCAACGAAGAATTCACTGACAGCGTGGACGAGTTCGTCGATTGGTGCGCCGAGTCGCCCTCCGAACTCACGCTTGTCGAACAGCGCATCGACTACTCGAAGTGGATGCCGCGCGGAGTCATTGATCAATTCGGCAAGACCTTCGGCACCCTGGATGACGCGCGCATCGCCGATCACTGGTGCACGATCACCGATTTTAAGCACGGCAAGGGAGTTCAGGAGTTCGCCAAATGGAACACTCAGCTCTTGCTGCAGGCTCTCGGAGTCTATGAAGACTATGACTGGAGCCACGAGATCCAGCACTTCATACTACGCATCTCCCAGCCACGCCTCGGGCACAAGGATGAGTGGACGATTCACACATCGCAGTTGCTGGAGTGGGCTAAGAAAACCATCCCCGGCTGGGCCGAGAAGGTGCTCTTGGGCGCCGATTTCGAGGCCGGGACGTGGTGCCAATTCTGCCGCATCCGCAAGAAGTGCGCGGTGCGCCAGAACAGCGCGATTCAGCTGGTGCTCGGCGACGGGGCCTTCGAGAACCTCGATGCGCAGGAGCTTGAGAACTCCGTAGTCGCGGCCAAGGTCGAACTCCCGGAGCTATCCCCAGAGCGCCGCAAGGCAATCCTACCGCTCTTGCCGATGCTGAAGGCATGGATCAAAGAGTTCGAAAAGGATTCGGTTGCTCGGCTGATTGCCGGCGAGGATCTAGGCGGCTGGAAACTAGTCGAGGGCCGATCGAATCGCGTCTACGCCGCAGATGAGGACGTCATCTACGAAGTGCTAGTCGATGCTGGCGTCGAGCCCTACGAGAAGAAGCTTATGAGTCCTTCGAAGGCTGAGAAGGCGATGGGCAAGAAGAAGTTTGCCGAAGTGATGTTCCCCGAGGGGAAGGATCTGCTGGTGAAGAAGCCCAAGGGCAAACCGCGTCTCGCGCCGCCGACGGATCCTAAGCCCGCTATCACCACGACTGCGGCCCTTGAGTTCGATAATTTGGAGGACACAGATGAGTAAGGGTTGGATCGGCGTCGACTTTGACGCAACTTTGGCGCACTACGAGCCCGGCAACTTCCAAGCGGGCGTCCTCGGCGAGCCGATCTTGCCGATGCTCGAGCGCGTGAAGCGTTGGCTCCGCAAGGGCATCAAGGTCAAGATCGTCACCGCGCGAGCCATCGATCCGGCGCAGGCTCAGCTCATCAGCGACTGGTGTCTCCAATACTTAAAGCAGCGGTTGGACGTGACTGACCGCAAAGACTTCCGTATGATCTGTCTGTATGACGATCGCTGTCGGCAGGTCATTCCAAACACTGGCGATCTGGTTGGTGACGAGCACCAAGACGAGTAGAAGGCTTGCTGCATTACTTTACAGGAGACGACTAGCATGGCGAAGAAAGAGATTTTCACATCCGAGCCGATTCGAATCAGGGGACGCGAGAGCTTCCTCCGGCTGATCGAGCCCAAGGCCTTCGACGGCAAAGGCGATCCGCGTTGGGAAGCGACGACGCTCCTCGACCCGGCAGACAAGCTACAGCTTGAGAGCATCAAGCTCGTTGTCAAAACGGCGGCGGATATCGGGAAGCTGTCTTACGGCTTAGTGCCGCTCGCGCTGCGCCGCATCGCCGCCCAGTTCATCCCTGGCGTCGAGCAGCCCGATCCGAAGACCAAGGACGACGGGATCAAGATCGCGTTCTATGACGGTTCCTCGAAGGAATACGACGGCTACGACGGCATGTTCGTGGTGCCTGCGCACAACTCGATGCTTCGGCCCGCGGTCGCTGGCCGCAACGGCAAAGAGGTCGTTCCGGGCGACAAGCAGTTCCCGTACTCGGGCTGCCTCGGTATCACTTCGATCACGATCTGGGGGCAGGACAACCAGTACGCAAAGCGCCTCGGAGTGAACCTGCGCGGTGTGCAGTTCGTTGAGGGCGAGCCTAAGTACCCGGCCTTCGGTCAGGGCGACATTGCCGCAGAGGACGAGTTCCAAGCGCTGGAAGACGAAGGCGGCGACTCGTCGGATTTGGGTTTCGATTAACGGTTATCGTGTTTAGTGTTCGGCCACTCTAAGAGGTTATCGGGCGCCGGAAGGCAGGCTCCTGTGGCTACCAGCCTTAATTAGGAGCCAGAGGTACCGCCGGCGCCCGGCCCCTATATGCGTAAACCGGATCTGATTATTGGCCCGCGGAACAACCCGCAGACTACTCGTTGGCATTTGCTCACGTGGCGCGGGTGGCAGCTATCGCTGCACCGGTGGCACCGATCTGACGATGACCGCGCGCTGCATGACCATAAGGCCGACAACGTGTCGATTCTCTTGACCGGTCGATTTCGTGAGGTACTCTTCCACCCTCTATGCGATTACGAGCACGGAGACCGCGTGTACACGCTTGCCGTTCGATGGCCGTTTTTCCCCTGTTTCCGTAAGGCCGAGACTCCGCACCGGGTCGAGCTTATCGACGGCCCGGTATGGACCTTGTGGCTGCGCTGGCCGGCGCGCCGACGGTGGGGGTATTGGTGCTCGTTCGGCTGGCGGGACGCCGACGAGTACAACAATTCGCGAGATTATTACGCCGATGGCGTTTCTGAAGTCGGCCGAGGGTGCGGCTGATGAGCGGCCGAATCAGACTTCGCGTGTGGAGCGTCAAGCTAGAGCGCTGGAAGACGGTCCTCTGTAAGCCCGAGTTGCTGGACTGGAATCGGCAGCAGTTGGAGAGCTACGGATTCTTGGTGCGCGTTGGATGAAAGAGCGCTGGAAAGCCGTGCCGGGATGGGAGGGGCTTTACGAGGTCAGCGATTTGGGCCGTGTGCGCAACCCGCGCACCGGACACATTAAGGCTCAGCATCGACACGGTAACAAGTATTTGCAGACTTGGCTTTGCTCACCGAAACGCAATGCAGTTTGCGTGCTCGTGCATCGGTTGGTGCTTGCCGCGTTCAAAGGGTCGCCTCCTACTGACAAGCACGAGGGAGCGCATCGCAACGGGAAGGCCGCCGACAATCGACTCGGCAATCTTCGCTGGGCGCTCCACGCGAGCAACGAGCAGGACAAGATTCGGCACGGCACAAGGCTGCGCGGAGCCCGCGTCGGCAACTCAGTCCTTAAAACGCAAAGCATCCGGTACATCCGTAAGATGCGAGCGCGAAACGTCCCCTTAAAGGCGCTCGCAACCCGGTATGGAGTGCACATCTCGACGATTTCCGCTGCCTGCTGCGGCGTCAGCTGGAACCATGTCTGATCTGCACATCGACATCGAGTCTTTTTCTCGCTGTGATTTGAAAAAATCGGGCATGTCCAGGTACTCGGAGGATGAATCCACCGATATTCTTTGCGTCGGTTACGCTTTCGATGGCGGCCCGGTCAACGTTTGGACTCCATCAGCAGATGCAGCTTTCAAGCCGCCGAACGTCGACGGCGCGCTTTATTTTGGTTCCGAGGTGCCAGTCGATTTGCGCCAGCACATCGAATCTGGCGGCTTGGTATTCGCTTATAACGCGGCCTTCGAGAGACTTACGCTCAATGGCCCAGCAGGGCAGCGCTACAACTTTCCCAAGATCTCCATTGAGCAAACGCGATGCGTCATGGCTCAGATGCGGGTGCATGGGCTCCCTGGCGCCTTAGAAGACGCTGCCAACGCTATCAACGCGCCGTTCAAGAAAGATATGCGTGGCGTGAATGCCCTTCGATATCTTTGCAAGCCCCGCAAAGACGGATCTCGTCCTAGTATTTTAGAGGAACGATCTCGCTTTTTAGAGATGGTCGCATATAACGCCTCCGACGTTCGCGCAGAGCGTTCTGTCGGGGCTATTGTTCCGCCTCTCGACAAGGCGGAGCTTGCGGTTTACCACATGGATCAGGATTTCAACGATAGGGGATGGCGAGTCGATCTCGAAGCCGTTGATTCGATGGAGATTCTGATAGCCGAGTACAAGCGGGAACTGCTCTCCTTGTGCGTCAGGAAGACCGGGGTCAAACCATCTCAACACGCGCAACTCGCCCAGTGGATCCGCAGCCACGGATTCCCCGAGCTTGAGAATCTGCAGGCGGACACGGTCCGCAAAGTCTTGCTGCTGAATATCCCCGAGGAAGTGAAGGAAGTCCTCAAAATCTATTCGACCTACGGCATGAAGGCCGTGGCGAAGTACCCCGCGATGCGGCTTGCCGTCGGTAAAGGCAATCGGCTCCGCCACCTCTTCATGTTCTACGGCGCGGGCACGGGCCGGTGGTCCTCCGTGATCGTCCAGCTTCAAAATCTTTTCCGTCCTGTGATCAAAGATCCAGAAACGGCGCTCATCGCAGCGCAGACTTGGGACTTGGGATACCTGCGCGCGCTCTTCGCAGGCGTTGACCCGATGAAGGTCATGGCCTCCTGCATTCGCAGCTGCCTGATCGCGGATGAGGGCAAGGAGTTGGTGTTCCCCGACTACGCCGGAGTGGAGGCCCGCTGGAATGCATGGATGTTCGGTGAGGAGTGGAAGCTCAAGGTATTTCGAGACTATGACGCAGGCATCGGTCCAAACAACTATGCCGTTGTCTACGCTCGATCTTTTGGCGTCCCGGTGGAAACCGTCAAGAAGGACACCATTGAGTATCTGCTTGGAAAATGCATGGACCTCTACCTGGGATATGAGGGCGGAGTTGCCGCCTTTATCAAAGGCTGCGCGACGTACCGCGTCGACCTCAAGAGGCTCCTTGCCGCCTACGACACTCTCCCCGACGATATCGTGCTCGAGGCGCAGGATGCCTGGGCCTACGCCTGCGAGACCGGACGGACTTACGATCTAGACGAGAAGCTCTGGGTCACGTGCGAGGGATTGAAGCGGCTTTGGCGCCGGGCGCACCCCAAGATCGTCTTGGGCTGGAAGCAGCTTAAGGAAGCCTCGCTTAATGCGGTGGCGAACCCCGGCGAGATCCGCGCCGTCGCGAACAAGCGGATCATGTTTAAGGTCGAAGGCAAGTACCTCTTGCTTCGGCTGCCGAGTGGGCGCAAGCTCTGGTACTATCGTCCGGAGATTCGAGATGAAACCCTCTACTACTATGGCATGGACACCGTCAAGCGGATCTGGGGTCGCACGTCGACGTATGGCGGCAAGCTCTGCGAGAATGAGACGCAAGCAGGCTGCCGAGATATTTTGGTTGCTGCTAAGTTCAAGCTGCGTGGTGCTGGGCATCCTCTTATTGGCTCTGTTCATGATCAGCCTATTATGGAAGTACCTCTTGGCTTTGGCTCTGACGACGAGATTAGACGATTGATGTGCGCCGAGGCGCCTGCGTGGGCTGAGGGGCTGCCGCTTGCCGTGGAGATACAACGCGGTCCGCGGTTTAGAAAATGACCGAGACCGAGATGCGTGAGTTGCTTAAGTGGGTCTACGAGCAGAGCCGCGCGGCGCTCTTCGAACGCTCACATCGTAGGGCCTCGCAAGCAGCGCTCGACGCGCTCTCAGCAATCAATCATCGACTCGCTCCGTTCAAATGATTCACTACCACGGCACGCCGCTAACCCCCGCCGCGGACATGGTGAAGAGTTTCGCTGCGCGGCACGCCATGGTTAGCTTCGAGCATCCGGAGCAGATAGAGCTCGCTGCTGAGATTTGTCAGTCGGTAGTATTAGACAATGGAGCTTTCTCGGCGTGGCGGCAGGGCAAACCGCATGATTTCAAAGGTTACGGAGCCTGGTGCGAGACATGGCTTCGGCACCCGGCCGTAGAGTGGTGCGTCGTACCTGACAAGATAGACGGCTCCGAGAAGGAGAATGACGCACTCATCGCCGACTGGTGGTTCCTGCCCCCGGCGCAATCCGTACCGGTTTGGCACATGCACGAGTCGCTCGCCCGATTGGAGAGGCTCCTCGTTTGGCCTCGTATAGCGCTTGGCTCCAGCGGCGAGTTTGCCAGAATCGGGGGTAAAAAGTGGTGGGCTCGCATGGCCCAGGCTATGGATGTTGTGACTGACAAGGAAGGCCGCCCGCTGACCAAATTGCACGGCCTCAGAATGCTCAATCCCGGAGTATTCAGCAAACTACCTCTGGCGTCTGGAGACAGTTGCAAAGTCGCCCGCAATGTGGGCATAGACAAGGCCTGGAAGGGGACTTATTTGCCGCACTCGAAAGCGATGCGCGCTTTGATTATAATGGAGCGCACTGAGCGGCATGCCAGCGCCAACCGATGGAATAGAGAAGTGATCGACGATTACCAAAACATGGAGTTATTAGGATGAAAACCATTTATCTGTGCGGCGGGATCAATAAGTTGTCGGATGCCGAGGCGATGGATTGGCGTGAGGCGGCGAAGAAGGAACTGGCCGGGCTTTACAACTTCTTGGACCCTATGCGCCGAGATTACCGCGGCAAGGAAGCTGAGAGCGTGTTCCAGATCATCGCAGGCGATATGGAGGACATCAGGCAGGCACACATACTCTTAGTCAACGCGGCGCGGCCGAGCTGGGGCACGGGCATGGAGGTTTACGCCGGGTACAGCCCTCCGTTCAGTCGACAAGTCATTACAGTGTGCCCGGACGATCGGCCGAGCCCGTGGCTGATTGGACATTCCCATAAGATCTTGAAATCATTCCCTGAGGCGTTCGTATTCCTTAGGGAAATTGCCGCGTGAAGCTAGATGTGGATGCCCGGCGACCAAATCTTCGAGCTGGAGACCGATCTTGAAGACGCAGCGATCAAGCTCGCTAAGCGCGCCGATTGGCTCACTCGAAAGTTCAAGCACGCCGGGCGTCGCTCAGCACCGGACCGGTGGTTCGCCAAGGGCGGCTACATCTTCTGGATCGAGTTCAAGCGCCAGCTCTGCGAACCAACGAAGCTCCAGTGGGACGAGATCAACGCCATGCGGGCCGCGGGGCTCGATGTCCTCTGGCTTGATTCCATAGAAGATTTCCGCGCCATTTTACACGACCGTGAAAACCTACTTCGATCTAACCAATGAACAGCAAGAAGCCGTCCGATTCGTCAAACGTAATTTATCCGGGGTCCTATGGTGTGACGTGGGGGTTGGCAAAACGGTCGTCGCCTGCACTGCAATTCTCGAGCTCCTTCAATCCTTTGACGCTCACCGAACGCTCGTCGTCGGAACCCGACTCATCGCCGACCGAGTCTGGAACACGGAAGTCAAGGAGTGGGAACACCTTTCCGGTCTCCGTGTACGACGCATCGTGGGGAGTCCCTCCCAGCGTCTTGAAGCGCTTAATTGCGATGAGGCAGACATCTGGGTCATCTCCCGAGACAACCTCTGCTGGCTCGAAGAGCAGTTCATCCGGATCGCCGGTACAGATGACAAGGGCAAACCGATCCGGACACAGTACCGTAAGTGGAAGTGGGACACCGTCATTCTCGACGAGTCGCAGAGCTTCAAGTCTCAGACGTCGCACCGGTTCAAGTCTATACGACGGCTACGGCGCCTCTTCTCTCGATGCTACCTGCTTACCGGCTCGCTCATGCCAAACGGGTACCGGGATCTCTGGTCCCAGTATTTTCTGGTTGACGGCGGTGGACGTTTGAGTACGAGTGAAAATCAGTATCTGGAAAAATTTTATAGCAAGAGCGTTCTCGATGGCGTTCCGTCGTACGAGCTTCGGGCTGGATCGGCGGAGAAAATCGACGCACTGATCGCCGACGTGACCTTCGTGATGCGCGACACGCGCCCCAAAGTGCCGCGCAACATCATCAAGGTGTCGCTCAGCGACAAAGAGCAGAAGCTCTATTCGAAGATGGCGCGCGAGAGCGTCATCGACATTGGAGGCGAAACCATCACCGCGGTCAACGCCGGCGTCCTGTGGGGCAAACTACTGCAGATGTCCAACGGTGCGGTCTACGATGAGAAGAGGGATTGGCATGCTGTCCACAATGCAAAGATTGAGGCTCTGCTGGAACTTTTGGAAGCTCTCCCGCGGCCTGTCCTTATCGGATACGGTTTTGTTCATGACGTCGAGCGCATCCAAGCCTCGCTGGAGCGGAACGGAGTTCAGGGGGTTGGAATCATACGGACCAACGCATCTCTCGACGCTTGGCGAACTGGCCGAATTCGTGTCGGCATTATGCATCCCGCCTCAGCGGGTCACGGCCTCAATGATCTTTATGTCGCCGGCTGTCGGCATGTTTGTTGGTTCGGGTATTCACCCAATAGAGAATTCTACGACCAGCTCAACGGCCGAGTGATAGGCGGACACCGCCGCGCCGAGGGGGACGACTCCTACCGCATTCACCACTTGCATTGCGTCAACACTTTGGATGATGATGCGTTGTCGATAATCGATTTCAAGGGGGAACAGGCTCTAGCCGCCCAGGTGTCTATTGTTAAACGGAAGAAGGAGGAATTTCTATGCGGCAACCAAAGCCGGCGCCCGGTGGCTTCTTTACGGACCGCAGCCCTCCTGTAATCTCGAAGGCCGATCAAGACTTCAAAACTATCGTTGGCCGCTACCCCAGAGGCCCAGAGACTGAGATGGCGCCGCGCGCTGGGCACCCCCTTGAGCAGACCATCGATTGGAGTGAAAGCCCCTTGGCGAAGGCCTACCCTCAATGGGAAGTGTATCTCTTCGAGCTCCAGCAAGAGCGCCGCAACGCGCCGCTCGAGGGCCGAACACCGCACCCTGCCGCGCAGAAGCCTTTGGGGAAGAAGATGGACTTCGAGAGCAATCTTCCGGGACTCTCAGCCGCCAAGGTGCATCAGCGGTACGGGACTCGGGAGCCTAAGTGCGATGAGCTTTGAACACAGCGGAGGAACTGAGCATGGCTAAATGCGTAGCCTGCCGAGAACGCGAAGCCGTATTGCGCGACCGCGAGAACCCAACGTCGCATCGCAAAAAGGTCTGCCGCGAATGCCATGCCAAGCGCCTAGCGGGCGATCTACTTAGGATAGTTGTAGGGCTGCAAGAGGCCCACGGCGAGTTTAACTCACAGTCTGATGCCAAAGCAGGCAGCTAAATTCCTGTCCCATGAAAGTGCGTGTGTTTAGAGCCCTCTCCGCCCACGGAAATCCGCAGGTTACGGACCCGGGCTACGCCTACAAGCTGAACGGCATGTACCTCGACGCCCCACTTCCACCCACGCTTGCGGCAGACGTTCGCGAGATTTTCAGTCGCCTTGCCGTGCCATATGGCGCTCCATTCAGCGTCAGCAAGCTCCGTTCCGATTATTCCGGCGCAAGTATCTGCGATGGCATCGTCGAGGTCATTTACTTCCAGAAGTGCCTTACGAACATTGGCGATGCTCCAGGTGACCACAACGTCAAAGCCGATGCTGTGACCGTCGGCGGTGGTCGTAGAAAGACCGGAGAGCCTCGACGTTCTCGGCACTATGTTATCCTTGAGCACAACATCAAGATTGAAGGGGAGGCACCAGTAGAAGCCAGGCTCCTTCAGATCGCGAATCGGTTTGCCAAGCCGTAGATGCACGCCTTGCTCGAAGGGCATCATGACAACCCACGGAACTAGCGACGTCCAAACTGCCTGAAGAATCTCTAGCAGCTTGTCGAGCATTTAGTGGTGCCCGCCTCGTGTGAAAAGATCCACGGCGTATCCGATGCCAGCTCCAAGCAGACTGCCAACGCCCGCAAGGACCCGCATGGCTCCTTTCTGTCGAGCTTGGGAAAGCTCCAGAGCTTTAACCTGTCCCGCCAGCGGCGAGATTTCAAGGGTGCGAATGCTCGCGGCCATTTCTTTATCGTCCTTGGCGTGCTGCTCCATCCACTTCATCGTGCCGTCTACCTTGGCTTCGATACGTCCTTGGCCTTCTCTTAGTTCGCAGAGCAGCGATACAATTTCGTCACTCATGGCTTCCCTGTCAATGCGTTGCGGTCCGCCATGCAAGCGCCGAGTGCAGCGTTTACTTCGCGGCCGGCTGTGGCAAGGCCGAGAGCCACTTGCTCCAAGCTGCTAAGCTGTCCGTCATCTTGGTTTGCGCCGCTTCCTCCTTGGCCGCCAGTTCCGGATCCGGTTTGGGCACTTGCCACTGCTGGGTGGGCACGGCGATAGGCGTCGTACTCGCGCAGGCGCTGAGCGTCAGAATCGTGCTGATCAGAAGCAGTTTTGAGCTGTGCATTGAGAGTCTCCAAGTTTGAGATTGACGCGGTCGAATAGGCCTTGGCAACTTGAGCGACATGCGCGGCGGCCTTTGCCTGCAATTCGTCGCTAGACTTCTTGAGGACGGCTAGCTCATGGGCTTTACCGATGTCGCGCTCATGTATCGTATACGATACGAAACCACCCAATAAGGCTACAATGAGGGACAAATAGATCCAGTCCTTCAGCGGCACGAGTTTGAGCAAAGCGAGCATTATTTATCTCCAGCGTCGGGACGTTTGTCATCAAAAATCGAGAGCCAATGGAAGAGCGGCACGAGAGTCCCGACGAGAGTAACCCAACCGCCGAAGGTCATGTCGGAGTGGAACTTGAAGAGATAGACGGTGGCGATTGTCAGGACTGCTACTAAGGCAATCGCAATCGCATGGTCTCTCCAGTCACGCACGGTCTTCATGGGTACTCTCCCGTCAACAGATACCCGGCGAGGCGATTCGCTCGTGTCGCGTGTACTTGACTGGCCCACAGACTAGAAAGCAGCTGATCGTGCGCGGCCTGCCAATCTTGGCGCTCGATAGCGGCTCGACAGTTCGCAAACAGAAGCCACTTTTTTCCCATGTTGAATGCCAGCTCAATAACAGCATTCTTGCGGCACGCCGTGTCGAGATCCGGCCACTCTGGAAGAGACTGCGCCCATATCGCCCACTTTTGGACGTCCGACTCTAAAAACGCATCGGCCTGTGCCTGCGTAATTGTGTAGCCATCCCACGATATCGAATTGTCAAGAAGATGGCCATACCCGATTGTCGGAAAGCCTAGGCTGTCCTTGTACGCAGTCAGCTTGCAGCCTTCCGCTGCTTCGATGTCGGCGATAAGTTTTGCATCCATCATTGCTGATCTTCCTCTGAAGGATTCCCGCCGTACGTGTCCCGCAAATTTCCCAACCCCGGCGGCAAGCGTACGCCATTCACCGCTTCGGCCTGGTTCCGGAAGTGATTGCGGAAAGAGCTTACCAGTCCCTTCCCGCCGATGGCAACGCCTGGATTCTCGTTGTTGAAGTGCTCGATCTGCGCCTGTAGCGCTGCCACCTCTTTGTCGTCGTCCATCGACGCCGCGCGCTCTAAGCTGTTGGTCAGAAACGTTTTTCGCGCCATTATTTCTTTCGAGATATTCTTCAAAGTTGTGTTCTGGGCATACCGGTCAGCCACCTTCTGGGGTGTCATGCCGAGCGCTTGGAGAGCAAGATCGTAACTGTTAAGTTCCTCGGGCTTCATCACCGACTCGCCGGAAAGATTAGTGACGCCTTGCTTGGCGTATCGGATGGCCTTGGCGACGCCGGAGAGCGCCGGAGGCAGGAAGTGCTCGAACCCGCGCTCCGTGTTCCCGTCGTGGATCATCTGCGCGCCCTGCGCGAACTGCGCGCCTATCTGGGGGATCGCGCCCATGAATTGCCCGGTAAGATCCGACCAGGTGCCACTGGCGTTCTCATCCATCGCCGGCGGCCGGTACCAGAGATCATTATAGGAGGCGCCGGAAGCGAGAGAGGCGCCAGTCGTCGCCCCCATCGGGCCGGTCATGATCGAGTCGGCGGCCCAGTGCCCGAGTGACTGCTCGAGATGGTTATGGAGTGCGGCGTCGACGTCGTACGGTTGGTCCTTATCTCCCAGCATCGCATTGATGCCAGCCCGCGCTGCCCAATATAGCGGAAGCCCGGTCATGCCGCCCCAAATCATCTGGCGGGACAGCATCCCGGCGAACGTCTTCCTTGCGATCGAGCGATCGGCATCCGTCATCGAGGGATCGTTGTTGAGCATATCACGCGCATCGCGCGCCAACCGGTAGGTAATGCCCCAGGAATACTGCTTGAAGAGGAACGCGACCTTGGCGAAATCATTCTGGAGCACGCGCGGCCTGTTGGCGTTCGTGTAATCGAAGTGAGAGTCCCAGGTCCGATCGGTGGCGTGCTCGACTGCAGTATCATGGTCCATCCCTTGCTGCTTGCCGAGCCGGTACGCCGCAAGGTACGTCGTCTGGCGATTGTGGTGCTCCATTGCGTTGAACATCCGGCCCATTTCTCGGTACACGGCGGCCCTCCACCCAGTGATGTTTCCGCCTGCCGAGGAGCTGGCAAGATCCTGAGTCGCGGTCGAGGAGAAGACACCCATGTCCCGCGCCGTATCGAAGGCTTTGCGCTCATCGCCCCGGAGCGTGTCGCCGAGACCGCCGCGGGACAGCGCCCACTGCGCCGATGCTCTTGAGAGCTCCTTAGTGGCTCCAATCTGCCCGTGATAGCTCGCGAGCACCGGGGAGGCAATCATCGGGTTCTGGCTGAAGATGCGGAACGCGGTGGCGGGCGCGGCGCCCAGATACCAGCCGAAGCCGAACTTCGTAAGCGCGCTTGCCCATGAAGAGGCTCGCGGGTTCTTGATCCAGTCGTAGCGCCGCTGCATCTCTCGAGCCGTGGCGTTCGCCCACTTGGCATCTGCACTCGACGGGTCGGCATCATTCAGCGCCTGCGCTTGCTGCTTGATCTGCTCGATGTGGTTGTCGAGCCTGTTGCCATATTCAAGCCGGGCGAGCTGATGGCTCCCATGGAAGCTGTTGTAGGAATAGGCGCGCATCGCGTCCATCGAGTATCCGAGCCGGCCTTGCCGGTGGATGAAATGCTTGCGCATCGACATCTCCGGCATTGCGCGAAGATATTCTTGCCAAATGCTGTCGGCTAGCTCTCCCGAAGGATCCGCCTCTTTCGCGAGCTGCGTTACTTTCTTGACGAAGTCCGGATTGATCTGCTCCATCATGGACTTCGAATCCATGCGCTCGCCGCCTTTGACGTCGTAGCCGGCGTTCTTCATCTCGGCGAGCCACGCCTTCTTCTCGCCCGAGGTCTCGAACCGACTGAATGAGACGGTGTTGCCGTCCGCGTCCTTGGCGGCGCCCCAATGATCTCCGAAGCGTTGCAATGGGAAGTAGGGAGCTTGGACCCGCCCAGACTCGAATTTCTGACGCAAGGCCGTCACGAGGGACTTCTTTGTTGTGTCCGCTGCGGCGGACTCGTTGATCCTTCGCTCAAGCGCATCGAAGACTTGCTGACGGTGCTGCGAATAATCATCGCGGACTTTGTTGAAGAGCTCCTTGCCCTTTGGATCCAGTGCGTTGTAGACCTTTGAAGCCTTGTCGTAGTAGGTCTTGCGCATCTTGTCTGCAGCCTGCTGCGTGACATCGGCCGAGCCCGGCCAACGCTCCTTGAACGGCTTCGATGGATCTACCCCGGCAAGCGTCGATGAGTGCATCAGCTCGCCGAGGTTCTTTCCTTGCTCTTTGTTCTTCGAGATCCATCGGCTCCAATCGCGAGTGGTCGCCGCGCGCTCCTCCATGATCTGGCCGCGGCGGCCGGTCATCTGATCGTGCGTGCGGATGAACTTCTCAACATCCGGCATCCTCGCTGCGACGTTCATGTCTTTGAGATTCCGCAAGCCCAGGAACTGGAGGCCGTTATCTGGCTGCGAGACGCCTTTCTTCTCGAGATAATCGAGCCGGGACCGCACGAAGCCCGGATTGTAGTTCGCTTGATCCTCCATCGTCTTGCCGAGCTTGTGCGCCACAGCAAGGGGGTGGTCGTCGGGGACCTTAGGCGCGCCCTCATCCTGCTCTGCGTACCGGATTCCTTTGTCCTTGAACGCGGCCGCTGCGTCGGGATCGTGCTGGACGAGAGCACTCTGCGCGCGACGGACGAGCGCCCGGATATCGTTGTCGTTCCAATCCCGGACGACGCCCATCTTGCGCAAGCCCGCGCGCACTCCGTCGACGATCTTCTGCCAGACCGAGGGATCTTTGTCCACGTTCTCGGCGAGGTGCGCCGCATACTCATCGGCAAGCAGTTGCCTACCGGAGCGAGTGCGCGCATCGATATTGTGCTGGGCGGCGTAATCATTCAGCCACTTGCGATCGGTCGCTCCGCGGTAGACGTCGTTCATCGTCCGGGTATACTCTGCATCGTTCTCAAACACTGCAGAGAGGCCTTTATGGGTCATTTCGTGGACGGCGGTTTTCAGCACATCGGCATGGCTGTCGTGCGCGCCCGCTATGATGTGGACCGTATCCGTGTTCGGGTCATAGACTCCGCGGGGGCTATGGTTTCCCGCCACGATATCCCGCTTGAGATTGTCGGGAAGAGTGGACACGTCCTGATGGACTTCGACGTTCTTCCGGCCGACCTTGTCCAGGAACGGCGAGAGGGTGCGCTGCGCCTCTAGTCGGCTCACCGGGCGCGCTCTGGCATTGTCGGCCGCTACGTGGTCTCGGAAGGTGCCCGGGTGCTGCTCTAGGCCTCCAGTCGCTCGAGCGCGGTTCAGCAAACCGTTAGCGTGGAGTTGCGAGAGGCCGCCGCGGTCAAGGATCTTGTGGCCGCCCTCGCCGTTGCCCTGCACGATGATGTGCCCCTTGGGCGCCTTGGCGTCGACCGCATCGACGCCTGTCAGAGGCATGGCGTTGCCGTCTGGGTCGATCTGGTGGCGAGTGCGGCCTTCGGCCGTTTCTAGGTTATTGCGTCGTATGGCTTCTAGGCTAGCCGACGATTCTCCACTCCCGTTGACCTCGGTAGGCGCCTCACGGAAGCGCGCGCGGCCCTTGATGCCCGCAGTCTCTCCCTGCGCATGCGCTGACGCCCTTGCCGTGCCTGTGACGTCGAAGGGCCCGTCGCGCATCCGCTCAGGCGCGTTTAACCATCCCTTAAGCTGCGTAGAGTTGATTTCAGATACATGGGGCTGCGGATTGTCCGGGTATTGTGCGCGGTAAGCGCGCATCGCTTCGAGCTTGTTGGAGAAATTTGACAGAACCTTGTGTTGCTCAAAAACTCCATCAGAATCAAGGTGATCCACGATGAAGTGCTTGTCGCTAGGATGCTGCCCTATCAGCACGTCCACGTTGTCACCGTCTGCACCGGTGTGCCCCGTGAACTCGCCATAGTCGGCCTCAAGCTTCCTCCCGCCGTTGCGGACTTGACCGCGGGGTACTTGGATCGCGACCGGCTCGCCGGCGATTTTCGTGGCGCCAACGACCGGCTCCGGCGATTCAGCCTTCATCTCCGGGGTAGGAGCAGCCATCTGGCGCTTCTCGGCGGCCGCCTTAATTGCCTGCATGCGCTTATCGGCTAGCGTCGCCGGTTTGACAGGCTCTGACTGCTCGGCCGTAGGTGTTTTGACAGGCTTTGGCTGTTCAGCAAGAACAATCTCGGGCTCTGGCGCCGGGCCCTTCAACGCTTCGGGAAACTGCTTGGCGGCATCGCGCGCGGCCTGCACCTCTTTCGCACCAGCCATAGCCGCATCTTCCGGAGAAACCTTAGGCGGGGCCTCGGCTGCCGCGCGCCGCGCGGCCAGCGGAGAAGCCTTGACGCTTGCTGGGGGCTCCTCGCCCCGGGCTCCCGGCAGCAATGGCTTGAAATCTTCGCCCTCTGGCGTCGCTGCCTTGATCCGTGCCGCGACCTCCTTAGGGATCGTACTCTCGGGCGCCTCAGTTGCGCGCCGCTCCTGGAGGCTCCTGAGAGCTTTTACGATCTCCTCTGGCAACGCCTCGCCGATCGTCGGCCCAGGCTCCGTCGCTCCTCCCTTCTCAGCCCCCGCGACCAGTGTCTCGCCGCGCTCGATTTCCTGCTCGCCTTTCTGATTCAAGGCCTTGCCGAAGTCCGTTTCCTTGGCCGCTTGCTGCTCGCCCTCGTGCTCAGCCCAGATATCGTCCGGCGTCTTGCCCGCGGCGGCCTTGCCTGCATCGCTCGCCTGGAATTGCTCGAAGGCGTTATTCCGTTGTTCTTCAGCAGCTTGCGCGGCCTCAGCTTCCGCCTCTTCCGCAACTTGGGCATGCCGAGTAGCGACATGACCCTCGTACTCGCCTGCATGGTAATGCGCACCCATCGTCGCGTTGACGTCCGTTGCCGCGACCACTTGAGAGAGCTTGTCGCCGCCCGCTGCCTCGACCGTCTTCATGGCGGCCGCCTGGGCGTGCTCCATCATGGTCTCAGGATTCTCCTGTATGTCGAAGCGCGCACGGCGCCCGGCGAGAGTTCCCGGGGGCGCCACCGGCTCAGCGGCCTGCGCTGCGTGTTGCACGGTTTCGCCTTCGCGGAGCATGTGCGGACCGATGGGGACGATATTCTGATAAACCTGATCAAGAAGGTCCCCGCCACTCACCGCAGCCTGCGTGACGTCTCCAGTGGTGATCCCGAAGCCCTTCTCTCCGGCGGCTCCTTGCTTGACCATACCGGATTTGTTGAGTGCATCGGCGCCTGCATCGAGGAGCTGCTGCGTCGGCTGGGACATGAGTGTAGTGATCGCTGCCGGGATCCCGGTCATCGAAAAACCCTCGTTCAGGAGGGCGAGCGATGCCTTCGCGGCGAAGGCGGCGACATTGCGCGGATCAACGGCGCCGGCGCCGGAGTTGGCTTCGAAGTTGCCCGCCTCCTGCATCTGCTGATTGGCGGAGTCGCGGCTCTGAACATAATTCTTGGCGAAGCGGGTGAAGAGACCGTCCTCTCCTGAGATCGGCTCGTGGAGCTTTGAACCCGCCGAGAGGTCCGCTTGATGGAACTGATCCATGCCGCGGCTCGTCGCGTCGACCGCGCCCTGATAGGCTTCTCCGGCTGCGGCCTTGGCGCGGTCCCATAGTCCGGGAGGCGGTGTTGGTGGCGCCGGCGGAGGCGGCTCTGGAGGAGATTCGGCGCCGAATTGATCAAGCCACGAGTTGCCGGTGGTCGGCGCCTGTGTATCGAGCACCATAGCCGGATGGGGTTTGCCGTCTGGGCCTTTGCCGGTCTTCTTCCAGCGATCAACTTGCGCCTGGTTCCCGGTTGGAACCTCTTCGACGTCGTGCGCTCCCGGAGGAAGATTGGGCGGCGCCGATTGGCTGCTTGCGGATGGCGGATTGGATGGCTGTCCTGGTGGCGGGGTGTCTGGGCCGAACGAGTCGAGCCATGCATTGCCTGTGCTTTGATCTGCCATTCTTCAACTCCTAGGACGACGGCTTAAAGCCGCGGCCCCGCTACGGTGTCGGGCCGCCCTCGGCCGCTTCCATATCAGCGCTCTCATTCTCGTTCGGCTCTTCGCCGCTGCCGCCGCTGGGCCCCGAGCCCTCTCCTTGATTCCCGCCGGGACTCCCACCCACCGGGATCGAGTGGGTAACTTGCGCACCTTTTCCGAAGTAGTTGAACACTGGGAATTTCGCGGAGGCGCTCGCCGAACTCTGCTGACTCTGCTGGGCCTGTTGGTGCGCGGCGCCGAAGTACTCAGACGGAAGATAGCCGTACCGCTGTTGAAACGCCATTGCGTGGTCCTCATTCGGGTTTTGAATGAGATCCGACACGGCGCCGGCGTTCGGTCGAGGTCGTGTTGCAAGATCCATGGGCTGATTGCGTTGGGCATCGAAGAGCACCATTTTGCCGCCTACCGGCATTCCGGTTTGCGGGTCTACGGTGCCTCCGACCTGCATGTACTGCTGTCCACTCTTGTGTACAGCAACGAGATGCGTTTCAGGTGCCGCGCCGAGCACGGGCTTTCCGTTGGCGTCCTTCGGCGTGACAGCGATGTGCGAAATGGTGAAGTCCGGCTTATCCTTGGTGCCCTGTCCCGTGCGGATCGCTGCGGAACCCAACCGGCTCGAGGCCATGATGCCGGCGCGCTCGGTCGCCGCTTCTTCGTGCTGCCCAGCCACCTTCTCTTTGCTCTGTCGTTCTTGCCCCGCGCGAAGGTTCTGCTGCTCTTGCTCAAAGTGCGCAACGTTCGAGCGTCCAGTGATCTCGCGTTGCGTCTGCTCTGCTTGGAAGGATCGGCCTTTTGCGGCTTCGCCAGACTGGAATTCCTGCGACATTTTCTGGAGCATGACCTGCCGATTCGTCTCCATCTGATTCTGGCGCTCCATCTGCTGGCGCTTGACGCCAACCTCGCCGGCTTCAGTTACTCCCTCGCCCAAGCCCTTCAGGGCGCCCATGCCGCTCATGAAGCTCATTCTTGTTCCTCCTGCTCTTCCTGGCTTGGGCCGCTCGGCTCAGCGCCACCTTGCGCAGCTTGAGCGCCCTGCGATACCATGCCGCCTCCACTGGGCGGTGCTGCGCCGCCGGGGGCCTGAGACGGAGTGGAACCTTGAGACGCTCCTTCTGGTCCCCCGGCTGGGCCTTGAGGAGCCGCGCCGCCCGGTGGGCCTCCTGATGCGCCCTGTGCACTACCCTGCTGCCCTTGCGTCGCATATGCATGCGCATTCTTGTAGTGCGCTTGATACTTCGAAACCATCGAGGGCGGCAAATGCGATTTCAGATTCGCGACTTGCTGCTTCGACACGCCGAACATCCGCATCACTCCTTCTTGGGCCAGCCCGAGCGCTCCGACTGCCTGGTTGTCAGGGATTTGAGCTTTACGGACCTGCTCCACCATATCTAGTATGTGATTGAGCGTTAACTGCACAATAGGCAGCACTAATTGTGGTGCGTTCTTCGAGAACAGTAACTTCTTGTTGATGGATGAGACAATGACCAGCGTCATGTGCGCAGCGGCCGCAGGCAATTGCTGCCCAGGGACCACGGCTTGAATTACCGCACGCGCGACTTTCTCATTCTGATAGAGCGCCTGATTGAGAGCATCCTTGGCTTTGTCAAGCTCCGCGGATAATGCTGGCGGCAATGGGATCTTGGAGAAGTCCGGCTCTCCATCCGGGCCTACCGCATCTTTGAACTCTTGCAAACTTCCGCCCGCTGCCGCTGCGGCGCCCTGCGCTTGTGCGGGAGATGGATCTCCGGGATCTTGACCGCCGAGCGCCTGAGAAGTACTGTCATCCGATCCACCCCCGGGAGAGCCATCTTGCCCGCCGCTGTCGCTGTCGTCACCGCCTTGTGGCCCGCCGCTGCCATCTTGGTCCTGATCGGAATCGGAGTCCTCGTCGCTGCCTTGATCCTCAGCGGAACCCGTGGGCTGATTGCCGCCTGCCTGTGGGGCATCCGGAGTTCCGCCAGCGCCGGCTCCTGCAGCAGTGCCACCTTGGCTTGGGGGCTCGCTCTCGCTATCTTGAGCGCCACCGCCCTCGGGAGCTGCGCTCTCATCGCTTTGGCTCTCTTCGTCGGCTGACGGCGGAGCTTCCGCAGCCGGGTGCTTTTTCTTCTTGCTGTGCTCTTTTGCCTTGTCGAGGAAAGCCATTTTAAATTACCCCGCCGCGTGGAGTTGCATTCATTCCGAGCACTGGCACCGATCCGCCATTGGGCGACGGCCCCATTCCGACCGGGGCGACTGTCGACGCCGGCGCAGCAGACGAGGGCTGCGAGCCCGGTTGCGCAGTGCCGCCGGCGCCAGAGACCATGCTGCGCACGGCCGCCGCGCGCTGCAAATATCCACCGGGCACATTGACCGGTTGGTCCGCTGCTGTCTCAAATTGAGCAGCAAGCTGCGGATTGGCCCATCGTTGGCTGGCCCACTGTTCCGCAGCAATCTGCTCCTGCATCGACTTCTGGCCCATGGCGCCCTGCGCGAGTCCGGAGAGCGCCTGACCACCAATCAGCGCCGCGCTCGGATTCTGCTTCAAGAAGCTTCCGGCTTGTGACAGCATGCTCGGGTTGGTCGCTTCTCCGGGATAGGCCCCCGGCTCTGACCCCGGCGCGGCGTTGGCTGCTCCAGGAGTTCCACCATTTGCTGCAGCCCCCGCTTGAGCGGTCGGAGTCCCTGGCGTCGGCGCATTCCCGGCAGCCGCTCCCGCAGCCTGCTGCGTATTGCCTTCTGTGGTGGCCGCAGTCGTGTTGGATGCGGACGATGCCGCATTGGCTTGTTGCACATCTTGAGCGCTCGAGAGTCCTGGAGCGAGTGTTGCATCATTGGCTTGAGCACCAGCGAACGAGCCCACACTGTTCGTCGGGTCTAGCACGCTATTCAAGAATTGGCTTGGCGTCTGCGCCGCGCTATTTGCCGCGCCGGTTGCAGCAGCCCCCGTTTGCGCCACACTTGAAGCGTCGGCAGCGGGCGCCGCGACATCATTCGGCAAACCGGCCGCGTTGAGTCCCCCATTCGCACCTGAACTTGCCGCGGCACTGGCAGCGGTTTGGTCTGCTGTGGCAGCCGTACTTGAAGCGCTGGTTGCGACATTTGCGATCGAAGAGCCGATGGAGGCGACACTCGCGGCCAAAGTGAGATCTTTGCCGATACTTGAGTTGAAGAAATTCTTCAATCCTCCACCTAGCCATCCTTGCTGCGCCACTGCGGATGCGAGAGCTAGGCCGCCCGCAAGAAGTGCGAGTGTCGATCCGCCGGTGAAAACCGCGCCGACAACCGCCACCACTCCGATAACTATCGATAGCCAACCCATGTGGTCACCTCTTGGAGCCGCGCGGAAAGTACATGAAAGCCCCTCCGCGCTGCTCGAAACCTATTGCTCTCAAAATTGCTCTCGCGTTCGTTGCCATGTCGTGGTCGTCCGTCACCGCAGCCACCAGTAAATTCTGCTCTTGCGTCCAACGCTTGAAGTCCCAGAGCAATCTCACGCCGCCCGACTTCTCGCCGTACCAGAGGACGACCGCTGCATGTCTCTTGGTCGCCCATACATTGTTGCTCGCCAATGCGATCAACGCAGAGTGTGGCCTTCCCACTTCTCCAATCACCCTAGCGTATTCTGCTCGCCGGAGCAGCTCTACTTCCTTGCCCATGTCCGGAATGAGTTCCGGATATAGTTCGGCTGCCAACGCTTCCCCGGCGCCCCGAATGAACGGTTCGTCGGCTCTCTGCATTCCCCTGATCTTCAATCAAGGCTCCCTATGGTGCGAATGTCGGTCTCTGATTGGGCGTGTAGGGCCCGGTCGGGAATACTGTATTTTGGCCGCCTGCGCCACCAGTGGCATTAGGGCCTGAGGGCGTCACGCCGCCCGCAATATTGGTACCTCCCTGAATCTCGTTCATCACAGTAAGCGCCGAGTTCATCTGCGTGATCATCGCGGTTATGCCGGCGGATGCCTGTTCCGGAGTTAGATTCTGGTTGTTCATCATCGAGCCAATACTCGATAGCATCTGGCCGTAAAGGCTCGCCGCTGCCGAGTTCGAGGATATAAGCGAGCTCCATTGCCCCTGTACGTTCGCGAGAGCCTGCGCCTGCTGGCCGCTCGTATATGTATTTTTCAATTGAGTGGTCAACTGCTGGGCGAGCTGCTTCATCGAGTTCTGCGCGTTCGCAGTGGTTGCGTTTGCGGTAGTTACGTTCTGCGCATTGAACTGGGCCATCGCGGCCTGAGTCGATACATTGAACTGGCTGTTCTGAGTGTTGAGCGAAGCCTGCTGCTCCTGCGCCGCAGTCTTTTGCGCCGAGTTGAACTCACTCGCTTGAGTATTGAGTTGCGCATTCTGCGCTTTCGCTGCTTCCGCTTCTTGAGCATTCTGTTGTGCTAAGGGCGTTGCGCCTGCGACGAGAGCCGCCTCGCTCGCTCCCGAAGCAAGGCTTGAGTTGCCAAGACCTCTACCAGCAGCCGAGAGGTATCCCTGCTGAGCGGCAAGCTGCATCGCGGGAGAGTTCGAGGAGGTGATATTGTTGAGTTGCGTTGCTGCATTGGTTGAATCCTGGCCGCCGCCAAGAGAGGCAGCGTTGAAGTCAGTGGCCGATCCGGTAGAGAGCGCTTCGATCTGGCTCGCCGTCGAGGAGCCCACATTGCCCATTGCCGCGGTATACGTCGAGACAGAGGCTGGTGAAACAGTGCCCGGTGGCGTGTTGAAATTCGTTGCTGATTCAGGAGTAAGTCCGCTTCCAAGCGCAGGCGGCGGAGTCTGCGTTTTATTGCCCACGGTAGGCGAGGCTGCCGAGGAGCCTTGCGAAAGCAGCCCGGTTGCTGGAGAACTGACCCCGATGCTGACCGGGGCCGGCTGTGGCAACGCGCCGCTACTCGGCGGCGGGTTTAGGTTGTTTGTTGAAGCGGCGGCCATTGGTTACCTCGTTTCGCAGATGACTGCATACCCCTAAGAGCTTGAAATGTAAAGTTCGATAAGTCCATTTAGTGAGGTATCGCAGGCATCCAGTAAAGGCTGCCATTCAACGACACGGCCAGCCATTGCGCGCTCGTGGTGCTCGTTCCGGGCTTGTTGGTCAAAGTGAGCGCTCCGGCGGTACCAGTTCCATAATAGCCGGTACCGAAATGCCCCCAGCCTTGAGTAGACGAGGAGCCCGGTGTGGCAGTTCCTGTGGTCTCGAAGTCTATGGCGAAGCTGCTGTTCGCGGATGAGGGGAAAGCCGCTAGACCGTAAGCGTACCCGGTTCCTGCGACAAAAGAGGCTGCGCCGTATAGCAGTACCCCGGTGAAGGTGCCTCCGACGGAAAGAGCCGAGCTGCTCGTTTCCATATTGGCGCCGCTGATCTGCACGCCGTTCGCAGCATTGACTGTTATGAAGTCTAGGCCTTTGACCTGCAAGTGCAAGATGGCATCGCTGTTGATGCCGACAAATCCATTGTATCCTGCGTCTTGGTATATGACCATCTCACCGCTGGTGAGCGTGGAAGTCCCGGATATTTTTATCGCGTACCCCGCAAATCCTGTCCCCGTCATGGTGAGCGCTAGATTATTGGGAGGCCCCGAGAAAGTCGAAGCTCCCCTAACTTGCAGTATGCCGACGCCAGCGGCGGATGTGCCATTGATAACCACTGCAGCGAATGTTGAGGTGCCGAGCGCTGTAGCGCCGCCAGTCAGCGTCGTGAGCCCACTGACAGTAAGCGCGCCCAGTGTCGCCGTACCGTTGACACTTAGTGTCGTCGCATCAAGCAGCCCAAATGTCGATGTGCCGCTGACATTGATTGAACCAAATGTCGATGTGCCTGAGACCGATATCGAGGATCCGAGCGTGATGTTGCCCGTGACCACGATCGAGTTGAATGTCGATGTCGCCGTTCCTGCCGCGACAATGCCGGCGGAGAATGTGTGCACCCCGGTCCATGACGGCACGATTGTCTGATCGATGGCGAACGTGACGTCGATGGGCGCAGCGGAAGTCGCGGTGCCGGCAGCCGCAACCAATCCGACTTTGTGCACCGGGGCGGCGGAGGAGATAGTGCCTCCGAAGGTGACCGTCGCAGGCGGCACGTAGAGAGTCCATGCCGAGAAGCTGGAGTTATAAACAAGGGTGTACCACGAATTCGCAGAGATATCCCCGAGCTGCAAAGGAGTGCCGTTGAGCCGCAGTACGCTGGCTGCTGGCAGATTGTTGACTTTCAAAGTCGCCGCGCCGGGATTGGTGTTACCCGCTTTGAAGGAGACCATATCCCCGTCTACAAGGGTTACGCTGGGCTGCCCGGCGGGAGTTGTCACGACGTACGCGGACCCTGTGCCGGAGTCCACGCCCGAGATAGCCAGATCCGCGAAGCCGGCTTGTATGCCTTGCAATTCGGAGGCAACAGCTTCCGCGCGAGCGAGCATGCCCGGAATCAGGGAGCCAGAGTATGTATAGTACGGGTTGCTCATCGTTGGTACCTTCGTGGGTCGAAATGGAGCACAAGGCCTTGTAAGATGAACGGCGCGTCGACGATTGCTTGATGGAAGATTAAGAAGCTGATGTTCTCGCCCGTACCGTTGAGAGATGCTCGAGCGCTTGAGATGACTTGGCCGTCCCAATCGAAATTATTCCAGTTAACGCTATCCCAGTATCCGCCGCCCCCGAAGACATTCACAGCTTGAATTTGGCTAGCTGTGACACCGTACACGGCGCTGGAGCTTTCAGCATTAGAGTAGGACAGGTCCCAGTCGAATTTCAGCGCGATCTGAGATGGAGCGTTGAGTTCGAGGTCCGCGCGGCGGAAGTACTTCCTCGTCGCAGGCGACCCGACATTGTTGAAAGCGAGTCGCACGTATGAGGTGATTTGAGCACCGTCCCACGACGTGCCGCTTCGATCCTGGTAAACAAATCCGTCGCCGTTTGAGGATCCGAAATACGACACTTCGTTGCCATTTTGATCCTCTGAATTGGAGATATTGTAGATCGGGTTGGGATAGGTCGCATACCCGAATTGCGCAGTGACTCCGCTCTCGACAGCCGACCAGGCTTTATTCTGCTGGCCCAATCCGGGGACGTACATGATGAGCACGCTTCCGTCGGTGAAATAGAAGCGGGCTTCGTTGGTGGCCCGCACAATGGTCGAGTCCGCGAAATTAGGCCGGAGCGCAGCGACGATAGTCTGGATCAGTTGCGAGATCGTAGCACCGACGAAGTTGCCGTAGCTCTGCGTGCGCGAGAGCGATGTGATGCCAAGCTCATTGAGCGCATAGACAGTGTCCAGCCCTTGGGCAGCGTACTTGACTGCACCGACTTTCTCAGCCGCCTTCGTAAGAGTGAAGCTCGCATCGCTCGTGCCGTTGATCGTCCATGAGTCCTTGGTGGTCATGATTGCGAGAGCTGGGCCCACGATCGAGTACATGCCGGTGATCTCGGCGCCCACGCCGAACTCGGCTGCGCCTAAAAAGCCGTCGAACTGGTAAGGCACTCCTTGCACCGACTGTTGCACTATCCCGCCGGGGAAGGCGAGCCAGAGAAAATTCTGGTATTCCGCCAAGAAGAATGGCGTGTTCGCCGCAGGCTGATTTGTGAGAGCCGTCTGCGGTAAGAGAATCGGCATGACGACATTATTCTGATCGATTTGGAAAGCGGCAGTCAGATTGTTCACGCCATAGGTGTTGTAGGTGCTCGAAGAGGCAAAGAAGTTCTTGTTCATGAAGCGGTAGAAGCTCTTGAACACATTTGTGCCGGTGCCAAAATTGAAGACCGTCGGTCCGCTAGACGCCGCAGCGAAAATTTGGTTGTTGATGCTCAGATTCTCACCGTTGGTGAAAGTGCCAACGACGCCCGTCAGCGCAAGATACCCAACTGTGATGTCTTGCGGGACAGCGGCGTAGATAGTTGCAGTGGCGAGCGAGCTAACTCCTACGACGATTTGTCCGTTCGTCGGGATATTGATACCGGCATTGAAGCCGTACAGGATGCTGCCTGCTGGCATCGCCGCAGCCGGTGCTGCAGATAGCTGATACGTTCCGACGGTGCCGGTCGTCCCTGATAATTGAGACACCACAGTGTCCCCAGTAGGCAGGTATCCGGTCGGATCGCTGATTGTCATGTTGCTGGTAAGCGCTCCAACGCTTATCCCGGTGATCACCGCCACGCCATTAGTGTCGACACTGCCAGTGAAAGTGCCGCTCGTCGTCACCAAGCCGTTGTAGTAGAGCGTAGTGCAGTATGTAATGCCGCCAGTACCCCAGCCGTTGGTGCTAGTCGACAAGTACATCACTGCTTTGGCGCTCGTTCCTGTGCCGGTGCCGCGCCACGCATAGTTGTTCGCGCCGTTCTGCCATGCGCCTAGCACATTCCCTGTGCCAGGCAACGCAGCTATCTGCGCTCGGTAATAGCTCTGCGCAGCCGCGAGCATGTCGCTCGTGTAGAGAAACGTTGTAGTGTTGGTCCCTGCGGGGCCAAATCCTACCGAGGGCATGGTTAGGAAAGTTCCAGTGCTCGTACTAGTTCCGAAGAGCACTCCTTCAGCGTTGGTGAAAGTGCCAGTGATATTTGTGATCCCGACCCAACTGGTGCCGCTGACCGTGAGGCCAATGACGAAGTTTCCAATAGCTCCAGAAGAGACTCCTGTGCCTTGCGTCGTATTCGTTCCAATGACAAATCCAGAGAGGGATGAAACTGGGGCGCCGACGGAGACGGCAGCGCTGGGCTTCGCTGCCCCATTGAATCGCTCGAATCCGTCAACACGCCGATAGCCACCGTTGTACCAGGGTTCATAGTTGACCAACGCGAGGGCAAATCCAGGGTCAACTGATAGGGCGGGCGTGACGACATCGATGCCTCCATTGAAAGGGTAGTACTTGGTTTGAGTGACTGGCTTGGCTGGTTTGCGCATATTGCTATTTTACCATGCGGCCACTATGCAAGCTGCGTAGCCGCCGCGTCCGCCAGCGCCGCTACCATGAGTAGTGAGACCGGCTGCGCCGCCGCCCCCGCCGCCGCCGTAGTCTCCACCAGGAGCACCGGCCCCTCCTTGCGCCGATGTTGAGCCCGCGCCGCCGCCACCGCCCGATGCGGGAGCCGGTCCTAGGCTGCTGGAACCTTGAGTTCCTGCGGAACCAGAAGTTCCTGCGGGTCCTCCTACAAGAGATATAAGCGGAGTGCTGCCTGCTGACCCGCCAGCAGCAGCTGCCGTAGGGGCGGGCGTCGTGGTCATGCCACTGCCGCCACCACCTCCTGTGGGCCCGTATGCTGTCGCAATGTAACCAGCCCCGGTTGCTAACGCTGCCCCTGCTGCAGCGGCGCCACCGGCGCCCCCATTGCCGCCTGCGGTGCCTTGGCCGACGTTTCCAATTCCGGAAGAATTACTTCCGCCGCCGCCGCTTCCGGTCCCGTCTCCGCCACCTAATCCAGGAGATCCGCCATACGCCCATATTAGCCCACCGAAAGTAACACTGGATCCTTGATTGCCTGGAGCTCCATTAGCTGCAGCCCCAGTTATTGCGGTACCCCCAACGCCAGTCGTTGTGCCAAATGTGATCGTGACAGTCGTTCCAAGCGCGCGTAAATCGGATGCGCGAAATATAACTACTGACACTCCCCCTCCAGCGCCCCCGCCGCCGCCGCCTCCGGTATTCGCTCCGCTGGCAACTAGGCCGCCAGAACCGCCGCCTCCGCCTCCTCCGATGCAAACCACTTCTATGAAATTCGCGCTAGGAGGAATTGTGTATGTCTGCGACAAACCGCCGGTTTGCACAAATGTCGTGCTTGAAGAACTTGCACCGGGAAATAGATCGGCGGCGTTTATTGGCCTGAATTTCGGTTGGGCGTTAGTTCCGGATGTAGGCCCTGCAAGAAAAGTATTTGCAGTCTGAGTTCCAAGCGTCAATGTCATCGTGCCCGCTGTCGAGATCGGCACACCAGAAGCCGCATAGATCGGGGCTGTAGAATTGTCGACGATCGAAATACTCGTGACCGAGCCGGTATTTGTGTTGGTTGCTGTAATAGTTACGGTTCCGGTACCACTTGCCGGGGACAGAGAAATTCCAGTGCCAGCTTCAAGCTGAGAGACGCCACTTGAACCGCCAGTGCCGCTCGTGCCGTTGGATATTTGGGTGATCTGACCCCCGGCGTTGAGCGTCATGGTGGGGTTTGTGTACGTGCCCGCAAGCCCAGGGATCGCCGTGAGGATCGGATTGACGCCCTTGCTGACCGAGGTGCCGCCCATTTAGTATCCGCCGTCGAAGAAGCTTCCCCAGTCTCCATCGGAGCCGTAGCCCGCGCCGATCGTGATATTGTTGCCCTGCTGCAAGCGCGAGTTCTTGCGATTCGGCAACTGATCATTCTCGAGCTGCGATAAGAGGCTTTGGATAGTGAGGATGCCGGAGTCGTTGGAGCCCCCCATGATGAGAAGCTGCGAAAGCCCGATCTGCTCCTGAGCATTTTCGAACCAACCGTATTTCATGCGCGCGAACTCAACGATCAATCGGTTAGCGAAGCGCGCCGGGATGTTTGAGACATCGGCATCAGCTTTGAGATCGTAGGGCTGTGAGCGATATTCGACTTGAATAGAATACGACTGATCGGGGGTTAGATCCCATCTGAGCGTGTTGTCTGGCATAACGATGACGCGAGAGGGCTGCGCTTGATCGGTCGTATCGAAGACCTCGTGGCGCACTTCCTGCCATTCCTTCACTCGCAGAGGGACGTAGTATGTCGAGCCTTGCGGCAGGATCATGAAAGTTTTGTAGTCCCACTCGGCAAGATCTGTAGGCTGCGCGCTGATGCTTCCACCTGAAGTCGTGACGATGCCGGTGTTCGTCCCGGAAGGAGTATAAACTGAGATCGTTTTGCGCAACCATTTCCAGTCGACCCAGAGGTTCTGGATATCGAGCTCAGCATCGTGCACCCAATTAACGAGGCGCAGTGCTTCGCCAGTTTGATTGACCGTGGTTACGATGCCAGAGCCGGCCGCGCCGACTTCTCGCCACAGATCATTGACGAGGGTCAGGAAACTTCGCGGTTGGACTACAGTCAGGGCCATGTGTTACGCGGCGAAAGCTTCGGCAGCTCGAGCGCGCGCGTTCTCCTTTTCTGCGTCAATCACTTGCTGCGGCAGTCCGGCCTCGCGGATCTTGGGATTGGCTGAGGCGAAGAATCGCTTGTTGGAGAGGGATTGCTTGCGCCGGTTGCGCTCCTGCTCATCGGTAAGTGGTTCCATCTTGAAGGATGGATCGGTACGCACATAAGCTCTGTGCGCGTTGAAGAGATGGCCAGGGCCCTGCACATAGCGCACACCCTCGATGCCTCCCACTTCACCCGTGTTGGCCTCAGGATCGAAGCGCGGAGTTTCGTCCACGGCTTCCTCTACGGCTGACTCTTTGGGAGCATTGCCGCGATTCAATTTCAGAGTGCCCATTGGCTACTCCTTCCGAACGAATTTGCGTACGTTGTTGAAGTATGCGCCGCCCTGTTGATACTTGACGCCGGGGATCCCGTCTACAAGGCCGTAGGGCTTGTTGCCTTCGAACACGGGTTCGGCACTGACTGGGGCCGGATCAGGCGCAGCTTCGGTCTTGACGGCCGCTTTAGGAGCTTCGACTTTATCCTGCTCTTCGAACAGCGATTCGACTTCCGCTTCGACTGCGGACTCTGCAGCTTTCAGCATGTTCTTGAGTTCTTTCAACGTCGGCATTTGCTTCTCCTCTAATTGTCTCCGTCGATTCCATCTGCCTTCGGATTCGCTCCGGTGGGATGCAGCGAGGGCGCGATGCAAGGCAAGCCGTCCTCGTCCATAAGCGCCGCCGGCGCACCGCAATGATCGCGATTGGCCGGGTAGGATAGGTCGTGCCGGGTGGGCAATCCCGCGCCGTGGTAGCTGTGTGTTGAATTGGGCCCATCCATGCCGCATTCGATCTGAGGGTGGAATTTATCAGTTCCCCACTCGCCATGGTTGTCGGCGGATGCAAAGCGCGCATCGCGCGGCATTGGGCGCCCTCGTGCGTCTCCGCGCGGAGCCAGCACTTGCAGGCGCTCAGTATTCTCGAAATGGGTATTCATTCGATCGCGGCCATTGATCCCTTCGAGGAGATCCTTGCGGCTGTCGAACTCATCTTCGGTAACGCCCGCCGGGGCACGGCCCCATTCGTAATCGGTGGCAGGTACTCGCATTGCCATGGTCACCTCCAAAGCACCCGGCGGACAACCAGGTTTCGCGTAGACCGAAGACCTCGGGCGCTACTAACTGGCCAACCGCCGGTATGTGCCGATTACATCTCGCCGATCAGGAACCTGTTGCCGCGCTTGCCGCTAACTTCGTAGTTATTGGTTCGCCCGATCTTCCGTTCTGGGGCAGAGCCCGTGAGAGGGTCGATGTCGTAGTTGTAGTTCGGCTCGGTCGCATCCGCGTCCATACTCTCTCGCAGAGAGACACCGTCCTCCAACCCTGGCTTTTCCTTCTCAAAGTACCCGCCGCCGTAAAGCAGCGTCTCTTCACCCATGTCACCCTGATCGCCATCGTCGCGGATCGCATCGAGCTCCTCGGGTTTCCCCACGGTGCCCTTGCCGAACTCATCCGCATTCTTGGCAGGCTCGAGGATTCGGGCCAAGCCCGCTTCTCCGGTCCCGTGCGACTTGTTGTGCGCCACCGGGTCGCCCGCCGAGTGGATCTGCTTGATGCCCTGCTTGGCATTGAGAGCCAGCCCGTCGGCCGGAGTTTCCTCCGGCCGATTGGTCACGTCGGACTTGCGCCCGCCGTGGCTCTTGCGCATTTTCTTGCTCGGGCTCTGGTCACTGGTCTTGCTCATTGTCATTTACCTCCGTTCAGTTGCCCGCGCCTTAAGCCACGCTGTCCCAGCACAGGATGCGCGTACCCGGGATTTCCGTGTGCGCGATTCCGAAGCCGAGTTCAGAGTACCAAGCGATGCCTCGCGAACGTCCGTAGTCCGTCGGGATCTTTCCGCGGATTTCCTCGGGGATTGCGAAAGCTTCGCAAACCGTGTCGGATCCGAAGAAGAAGCCGCGGTCTGTGTTCGCCCAGCCCTGACTCGCGATATTGGTCTGCTCGATGAAACGGACGCCTTCGTAGCGGCCCTTCTCACCGTTCATGATCACGTGCCAGCCTTCCGGGGTGTACTGGTGGATTCCCTCAAGGTTGTTCTTCATGTTGCGAAGAGCAGTCGGACGGAACACGGAGAGGTAATTGACCCCGTCGAATGCCGGGATGTTGGCCTCCGCCATGTAGTCCGCAATCGCCTTCACGTGCGAGGTGTAGAGCGCGGTGGACGCCGTGCCAGCGACCGTCCCGTTCGTGGTCAGCGTATAGCTCGTGGAGCTGGTCGACTGAATGCGGATCGGGGTCAGGTTGAACTGGTTGTAGGCTGCCGTGTCAAGCACCTTACGAGCATCATTCTTCAGCACTTTGTGAATGATCTCGGTGACCGGATGCTCCGAAAGATCATCGAGCTTCTTGGTGAATGGGACGCTGTTGCCGTACTCGGTAATGGTCAGCGAGTTCTGCGTGATCGTGAAGTTGGTCTCGGGCATGACCTGGTTCTCAACCAGTGCTCCGCCGGCCGTCGCCACGTCGCTATAGATGTTCCAGTTGAAAATCTGACCGATTCCCAAGCCGAAAGCTTCCTTCGCATCGCAGAACTGCCGATAGCGAACCATCGGCTGCAGCGCGGTGCGCAGTTTGCGGCTGAGGTTCGGCGACCACATGTATCCGCCGACTGCGTTCGTGCTCCAAAGTTGGCCTGACATTGTTACTTCCTCCGTCTAGTACGCCTGCCCTCGGCTATTGCGGATGTCCGCCAATGCGCTTTGCGGCGAATCGTCGGCTCCGTCATCGACTTGGGCGGCCGGAATCACTGTACGCGACACCGGCATCGGCCGTAATTGCTGTTTCGTTTCCTGCCGTTTGCGGCTAGCTTCTTCCTGCGTGCGGCCCGTGCTCGGAATAACCAGCTTCTTGCCGGTCTTCTGCTCAAGCCACTCGCGGGTCTGCCTGCCCGCCTCCAGCATGATCTGCTCGGGCGTCCAATCGGAATGCTCCGCGAAGATCACGTCACTTCGATTATCGGCAATCGCGTACAGAACGGGGTCATTCGCAACGTCGGCGTAATCCTGCTGGAATTTCTTGAATCCAACAGCTTTCGCTTGGACGTCATCCCTGACTGCAATCGTCCGGACTGCTACATCCGCTGCCTGCGATACGATGGCGTTTGTGTCAATCGGGGCCGAAGCTTGCCGAATCTTCTTCAACGTCATCGCCATTCGCCTAGCGGCCACATCTTCCGGTGCTGATACCAGCACCTTAACCAAATCCGCAGCTTCCGCATCGAGGTCCAGTGTGTCCACCGGAGCAGCTTGAATCCGCGCTTGCTCACGCTTCTGAAGCGCGGCCTCGCGAGCATCTAGCTCTCGACGACGGTTCGCTGCTTCCTGTAAGCGGCGATCCGCGGCAATGTTCTTCTGAATGTTCGCTCGAGCTTCCTCGAGTGGCACCTCGACGGTGCGGCCGTCAACAACGGCTCTGAACATCGGCTTCCCGTCTCGCCGGACAATGTAGTCCGCCAGCGGGTCGGCCCCTCGGTCGTCGATCTTAGTTGCTTGATCGGCGACCTGAATCGCTTCATCCATGGCCTGCCGTTCAGCAGCCCGATGCTCTTGCCGCTCCTGCTGGCCCGCTCGGCGGCGCTCAGCGCTGGTCTCTCGACCGGCGGCCTCATCCTGCATCTGCTGATGCAAGAGAGCTGCGCGTGGATCCGCGCTCTCAAGAAACTCCTGGTCCTCTCGGGTTCTCTGCTCGACGATTCTTGCGTCGATGTCCGCGAGCATCTGGTCTCGCGACTGAACGAATGGATCTGGGCCGGGAGCCTTCGCGGGGATCTTGCGCGCTCCTGCAGCATTTGCAACTGCGCTGCCGTCATTCTGTGAAGTGGATTCGCCGCCGGTTTCGATAGGCACGATTAGTACTCCTCTAGGGGTTTCGATACTCCTTCAACGCGACTTCAGCATTATTCGCATCGGCAAGGGCGTCGCCAAACCACCCGATGAGCATGCGCGCGGCATCTGCCCGTGCACGAATCTCCCGGAGCTTCCTCCGAGCATAGAGCCACCCGCGCAAGCCGTCGGGGTTGACTTTGAGTGCGTCAATTTCGGCTTGCTGGATGGTGAGTTTCGCGCGATGGTGCAGGTACTGCCCAACGGGCGTTGCGCGTAGGAATTCTCTGAGGTCATCGCCGAGCATTACCGCGGCGAACAGTTCGCGCTCTTTCTCGTCGACGAAGTCGATCTCTTCTACATTGACCGCCATTCGGTAGGTCCCTTTTCGTTATCGCGCCGCTGGATGCAACTTGTGCCTTGCCGCGGACTGAATGCTCTCTTCTTTCGACTTGGAGATATTCCCAGCGTTGTAGCTACGCGTCGCGCCGCCTATGGCCAAGCGCGCGTGCTTCTTGTCGCCGATCGGAAATCCATGTTTGCCCTTAGGGCCACCGCCGAGAAAATGACTCTTCATCGATCCTCCTAGTTAACGATCAGTTTCGCAGCCTGCTGCGCCTGATTGGACGGGCCGCCTTGTGCCACGAGCTGCTCGACAGTTACTCCTTGTTTGGCGAAATTGATCGCTTGATCGGCCGGCACCCCGGCCTGCACCAATGGCAGCACCGCCGGATGAATCAATCCTTCGAGCCGCTTGACTTCGCCTTCAAAGTACGCGATGCCTGTCTGCAGGTCGGCTTTCGCTTTCTCAACATCGAGCTTAACGAGGTTCTCAAGCTTGGTCTTCAGATCCTCGGCGCGATTGAACGCGGCAACTACCGCTTCGACATGCAGTTTGGTCTCGATCTCCTGGATATCCATCTATTTCTCCTTGAAGTTGAATCGGCTCTTGTAGCTTTTAAAACGCTCCGACTTGTGCGAAGCCGGATGAGACTTCACTCGCTCCGGCAACTTCGCCGGTCCCCGCGCGTGGTCCGCTGCTGAGAAATCCTCGCCGACCGATTGAGGAATTCCAATCGTCGAATTGCCCGCCGCCGCGGCGTGCATGGCTGCCTGTTGCGCTCTTGAAACACTTGGCACGTTACACCTTCCCTACTGTCGGTAAAAACGGAGCCGGATCGCTCGGAGTCTGTTCGCCCTCAGGTAACCGGATGCGCGCCTGCTGCGCGGCCGGATGAACTTTAGGCGGTTTCGGCGAAGCGATGTGCCCCGAGGCTTTCATGCCCGGAGGCTTTCCCAAGCTCATCGGGCCTTTCATCGCTTACCTGCCAGTTGCGGGCGCCCCGCGTTCGCTGGATTCGTGCGCGAAGATGCCTCGATCGCGGCTGGATGCATCTTAGCGTTCCGCTGGTATTGCGCACCAGGTTGTCCTGCCACAGGCAACGGAAAGCTAGCTGTCTCTCCTGGCGCGATCTGGCGCGGTGTCAAACTCATGCGTCGCCCGTGCCTTTGATCAGGTCGTCGGTGCCTTTCATTGGCTGGGTCCATTGCCCTCGATCGGAGAGCCGTAGACGTGCGGTCCGGGAGCCGGTTCGCCAGCGGCGGGCGCGTAGCTCGAGGCTGCGGGATGTGTCTTTGGGCCAGTCGCCGGCGGCGTGGGCACTGCAGCAGGATGCCCTTTGCCACTACCCGCCATCGCATCGACGGTATCCATGATCTTCTGTTCGCGGACTCGTCCGCCCCAACCGCTGGAATCAGGCATTGCGCGCTCCTACTGGAAAAGGATGTTCAACTGGCCCGAGCCGGTGCCGAGCACTGCGACGAGAGCTCCGGAGCCTGCTACACCAAAGCCCGCAGGCCCTGGTGCGGCGGTTAGCCCGAGCGCGGTCGCTGTTCCTATGCCGACCAGCTGAGTGCTCGTGCCGTTGACGAGGTACACCGACACGCTGTTACCCCCGACGGAAATGACATTGCAGCCGTAATATGAGACCACATTGCCGCCCTGCGTGCCAACGCCAGGGCCCGTAGCTATGTTGCCAGCCACAACCACTGTGCCGGTTGCCGTAGTTATGACGGTGACTTGACAGACACCGCAGACTGCTTGCGCATCGATTGATCCGAATTTAAGGCTCATGGCGGCTTTCTACTCCTCTCATCAAATATCGTGTGTGACGTGCGTCTCGTCAGGCATGTTCTCATCGTCGTAGAACATCCAATCCGAGTACCTCACGCCCGGCACATGTGTGCCATGGAATCCTGGCAGCGCGATCAACAAGAGGCACGCTGCAATGCGGATCAAGTGCTGTGCCCTTTCAAAAGTTCCGCCAGCGCCCCGATAGCTTTCGCCTGATAAACGCCGATCTCGACCTGCGCTTGCTGAAAGGCATTTGCGTTCATGACGAAAACGAATGCAAGGATGAGCGCGGCAACAGTGGCGGCATACCAAAACGCGCGCGCAAGCCAAGCTCCAACCCGCCTAGTGTCGATCATCATTTAGGTGGTCCTTTGCCGCCCGGCGGCTTGCTAGCTGGTTGTGGCTTGGGCCGAGCCTTATCGGCGCGCTGCATGTTGACCTCGGCAAGCCGGTTACCTTCCTTCGCTGCCGCGATATCACGCATCGTGTGATTCTTGGCTGCCTGGATGCCAACGTTGTCCGCGAGTTTCGAGTGCGCGACATCGTGCGTCGAGGCGAGCTGCTCTTTGCGGAAGGCTATATCATTAGCGGCGATCTCGCGTTCACGCTGGTCGCGTTTATCGGCCTCGTCCTTGCGCTGCTGGAGTTCCATCGTCTTCATCTGCACTTCCGGCGGCGGAGGCGGTGGCGGTATTCCTTGCTGTGCTTTCATGTGCTCGACGAGCTCCTGATCGTTCATGAAGAACCGATCGGCGTTCTTATAGCCGAGTGCGCCCATGACCTCGTTCGCGACATCGCGCGATTTGATGCGCCGGCCCATGTCAGGCAGTTGCATCACTTGGCCTAGACCGAACGCAAGCTTCTGGATTCTCTTGACCGGGTCGGTATTGCCCATCCCAACGTCCACCACGGTAACGAGTTCTTGCTGAAGGTAGGTGTCGTCCACAGTGGATTCGCCGTACCGGATCCAGAGAGGGGACTGTTTGGCCGCAACAGCCAGAAGAGTTTCGTCAGTTTCATATTTCTGCTCCATTTTCACGAGCTGTCGGAGCACCGGTTCCATCCAACTCGAGAAGAAAATTTTGATCGAGTAGTCCTGCACCGAGCCCGCGGCGCCCTGGATTTGGTCGAGCGAACCCGCGCGATCTACCTGCTTACCGCTCGCTTGCGCGGCCTGCGCGCCAAAACCGCCCACGAGCTCATCGAAGTCCTGCGTCAAGCGATCCTGCTCCTGATAGCTTGAGCCGGTGACGTCGGGCGTATTGACTATGTTGACGTCCTTCTCAGGATCGTTCGTCATCACGCCGCCGCCGGGAATGTTGCGCATCAACGCATCGAGATCCATCTGCGAGCCGCGGCGGATGAAGTAGCGCTTGTTGAGCACGAGACGCACGTTATCGAGTCGCTGGTTCGCGATCTGGTTGATCTCTTCCTGCAGAGGCGCCGACTGCGCGACGTCGCCGTCGGGGTAGTTCCGGTGCGCCTCGACGACGGAAAAACCAACAACAAAGGGCCTCTCGCCGGGCGATAGATGCGGATACATCTCGACGAGCGGCACAGGATCCGTAAGCACCAAGTTCGTACCGAGGGTCCAAAAGGCGACGTCAACACCGTTCTCGCGACAGATGTTGAGGTGCGCCCATACCATCGAATACTCGGCGGAGGCCTGGTTCATCTGCGGATCGATGCGCTTCCTGCCCTCGCGAGCCCGGCGAGTGCGATTGTCGACATTCTCCTTGCGCGTCGCGGTGATCTGCTGCAGCGAATACTGCCTCCACATAGGCATCCCTGTCTTCGTATCCTTGCGCCGCATATACTGCAGCACATCAAGCGCGTACATGCCGCGCATCAAACAGAGATAGGGACTCGACTGAGCCGGGTTTCGCCAGTCGCACATCGGATCGAAGAGGAAGCACTCGGGCGGCTCAATATCGACGACCGGCATGTCGGCCACCGTCTTGTACTTCGTGTACCCCATCGGCGAGTCTTTGCCTTCATCGTTCTTGCCCATGATCGGCATGCCGTCATCGTCATAAGCCGGCACAACCTCTTCGACCTGCTCGAAGCGCCAATACTGGTGCGAGATGCAAACGCCGTAAACCTTGGTATCTTGAAAGGCACCCTGTGCGGTCAGAAACCAATTCCAAGGCGCAGTAACGAGGCGTTGTTGGACCAAATTTTTTGTGATTGACGCAGAAATAACTTGACGCTCATCGGTGGCGTCGACAGGACTGACCTGCAGGTAGTCTTCAGTCGAGAAGGCCGCCGCTGCATGGGAGGCCTCCTGGGCTTTGACGTTTGCGCGTGTCTTCGGCCGGAAGGTTCTTGCGCGACGCCAATCTGCGCGGACGTAGGGTGTTGCGGGGCCATGCTCATTCCTGAAGTGGTAGAGATTTCGTTCCCATCCGAGGGTGATATTCGCTTCCATGTAGTCGCGCGAATTAACATAGATATCCATGGCCTTCTTCAGGCACCAGGCATCGCTTTGATGGGGCTCCGACATGCCCTTCATCGGCGTGCCCATGTTGCCCATGCCCGCGGCCGCGGACTCCAGAGGAAGTTGCATCCCGCCGATGCCGTTCGTCGGCGGGAGCGGCGAGTTGTTATGCTCGCCTACCGGAAGATCCCCAGCCGTGCGCGAGAAGCCGTTGTTCTGATCAACGGTGAACCCTTGAGCGCCGCCCCGGGTTTCATTCACGGCTTCGCGGGTTTGCTCAGGCATTGTACTTCTTGGTGCTCGGAGTTGGCGCGGCGTCCGCCGAGATCGCGTCGTCGCGGAAGTCGCGCGGCAGCATCTCGAAGGAATCCGGCGAGACATTCATCGCGCGGGAAAGATTGTAGCGCTCAAGGATCTCGCCCCCGGCGTGCACAGCGCGCTTGCAGAGTTCGACGAGCGCATCGCGCTTCATCGGGAGGTAGTAGCCCTTGACCTTGGAGAGATCGGGCGCGCCAATCACTATCATCTGATTGCGAATGTCGACGTCGACCATCCAGTTGCGGTTCTTGTAGACGTACATGAGCGCCGAACCGATCTGCTTCGCGTAGTAGAATTCCATCGCGGCGATCGTGTCTTCGTGAGATTTGCCCGCGTCGATCGCATTGTAGTCGACGACGTGGCGCTTGCCCTTGGTTTCCCCGATGATGTACTCGCGGCTCATCCGACCTCCCCTCTGGATAGCGCTGCTTGATGCTCAGCACCAGTTCTAACGGCGAGCAGCACCTTGCCGTGATCCTCGCCCATCTCGGCTTTGGCTTTCCTTCCGGCTTCCTCGAGATTCGCCGCATCGAACGGTTTCGAGTATGCCTTCGTGTACACCATCACGAATAGCGCCATGGACGCGCTCCTATACCGGCAATCCCAATTGTAGCGCCTGCGCTGCGAGCACTTTGGCTCGTGCAACTGCTGTGGGATAGTCGGCGCAGCGATCCACTTCGACGCCATCTGCTACGCGCACTACGGGCCAGTAGATATGATTGGCCGGCGGGGGCGTTACGCCGTGAGTTGGCACAACAGGGATAACGGTCTGATTTGGTTTGCTCATTGTTCTGGCTCCACGCTGTTTTCTGTTTGGGTCGGCTCGAAGCTGTTCCGGATGAGATCGCCCAGCTCCTCGGCGAAAGAGTGCGCGACAGCATCCGCCTCATCGGGGGAGGATAGCCCGCGCTTTTTCATGTCCTGCTTACGCTCAAGCCGTATACGCTCTTTGTCATCGAAGTAATACTCCCGCCCAATCAAAGCGAGACGCAAGTCATTGTCTTTGGGAGGAAGATCGGCACCCTCCATCCAGGTGCGCATCCGATCCCACATCTCGGCGGTCTTGTTGTAAAACTTCTCATCGTCGAGCGCAACCGCGCCGCCGTTCACCTCGATCACCGGATGCCCGAGCATCTGCAATCGGTCAACCACGCCGCCGCCGACTCCCACGCCGTCGACGAACACCGCGGCTACCTGTCCCCAATCTTTCATCGCAACGACCACCTCGGCGGCGAGCTGCATGGTGTTGATCTCGACGAACTTGCGCACCTCGTGGAGCTTGCGTCCCTGCCGGACCGCGATGCAGGACTTGTCGTCGCCGTAGCGCGCGACGTCGACCCCGAAGACGATCGGGATCATGCAGTAGGCATCGAACGGCACGTCGCCCAGCATCGCGCGCTCAACTTTGTCGGTGCCGATGAATTGCATCGCGCCCTTGCGCGGGAAGAGTCCCAAGATGCGGATGCGGACGAAGTCAGAGTCCTCCCCATAGGCCTTGATCCATTCCTCGAGCTCAGCTTTGTTCGTCATCTTGCAGGTGCGCGAGTCAACGTGCCGGATCGTCCAGCGGCTTGAGTCACGCTCGAAGCAATCCTTGAATCGGCCGGTGTTCCTCGTCGGGTTCCCGAATACGAACCAAAATGCGCGCGGCGTGGTCATCGCACCCTCGGCGACTTCCCAAATCTTGTCGGGGATCGCGCTCGCCTCGTCGAAGATCATGAGCACGTACTTCGCGTGCAATCCGGCGAATGCTTCAGAGTTGTGCTCGCTATTCGGCGTTGCGTGCACGGCCCAAGTCTCGGGATGCTCGACGTGCCAGAACTTGGTGGCCGACCACTTGAACCAATGCCGGTTGATGAGCCGCTTGTGCCAGAGCGCAAGCTCGCGCCAGGTCTTGGTGGAGAGCTGGCCCATCGTGTTCGCCGTTACCACGCCGGCGAGATGCGGGCGGGTCGACATCATCCAGAGAATGATCCAAGCGACTTCGCAGGTCTTGCCGATGCCGTGGCCCGATGCGGTCGCTTCACGGATCGAACAGTCGGGATTCGCCTCGAGCTTCGTATCGACGGAGCGCGCGACCGCGATCTGCCACTTGTCCGGCCCGTCATGCTCGGAAAGTTCGCCGTTGCCCCAGTCGAAGGCGTAATAGATCCAGTCCTCGAACTTGTCGATCATCTCGCCCATGTCGGCAGTGAGCGCTTCCTCGTACTCTGCATCGGTCATGGAATTCGAGGACTGCGCGGCGCGTGCCCGAGACGTGTCCCCGTGTTTGAGGGCGGCGCTCATTGCCCCGAATCTCCGTGGAAGATGATTTCGCCGTTCACAATATCCCAATGCCCTTTGCATCCGCCCATCACGCGTGTTGAGCGGAGTGCGCAAGCACGGGAGCCGGTAAGCGAAAGATCGGCGAAGTTACTTCCTGTCATGCCCCAGCAAGGCCTCTCGCACTCCCACTCAAATATATCGATATTATTGCCGATCCGATGCTGGACGCCTTTGCGTTTGCATTCGGGGCAGTCGTACGAGAGGAACGCCCATTGGAATTCGTCTTTTATGCTGAGTTCTGGCCGCAGATCAAGGAGCTTCATCCTTCCATCCAGGTCGTGTCGAGTGGATCCGCTGCCGCCTGGTTCCCGTCCTTTGTTCCCGCGGGAACAACTTCCGAGAACGTCGCGTCGATCGCGGCGTTGAGCAGATTCCGGGCAGACGGAATGGCGCGCTTCTCGCGGGATCGGGCCCGCGCGTTCTCGAGCTTCTCGGCGTGGTTGATCTGAACGTTGACCTGCGTCGTCGGCCGGTCACCCCAGACCTGCGGATACCATGCTTTCATCAGCCGGAGCCGGCTCTCAACTTTCAGCTTGGAGCGATTCACGTTCGCGTTATTGGGCACGATTCCTGACTTCCCGCCCGTGTCGAGTGTGTCCTTGTCATCATCATCGGCGATATCGAGGATCCCTTCGCCGACGTGCATCGCCCGCAGGCGCAGGGCCTTCAAGTACTGCTCGTTCAGCTCCGGATCGATCGTTACGACGTCATGAAAGCCCTGGTACCCGCCGGGCTTTACCGCCTCAACGGAATCAACGACGGTGAGCCCGCTACCGATCCGGGCGAAGACGTCCTCCAAGTCGAGCACCGACCAGTTCCGCCGGCGGGCCGCGGCGCGCGCTTCGTTCCAGCGCTTCTGCTCGGCCGCTACGAGGCACTTGGCTTCGATCTCGGCTCGAGTCACGTAGTGTTTCATCATTGCGTCTTGCAGGGGAAGACCGGCGGCGATTGACCCCAGGAACTCTTCCCAGCGGGTCAAAAGGCGCTGCGGGGTCGGCGGCTTGGGAGGGTCCGCCATGTCTCGAGGGGTTTGGGCGACAATCATACGTAGGGCGGCACGCTTGAGAACGGATTGTGCCGGTCGCGCTCCCACTTGGTCCGGTAGCCGCTGAACTGATAGACGGGGTAGGGCTGAATCTGGCCGCTGAGCCCGTAGCTCAACGAGCGTATGTCGACGACGCGCTTCGAGGGGCCGTAAGCCGGCACGTTCACGCCGCTGCGCACGATCGTGTAAGGGAAGCTCGCGAGGGCGCTCGTACCGCTGGCGTCGACGTTGATTACGTTAAGAACCTGGGTATCGGTCACCCGGATGCTCGCGGTACCGGGATATCCCTTCTCAACGCCCGTCTTTGGAATGCTACCGTCCTGGGTCCAGTAGAGCGTCCCGGTGCCGCCGGGGCTCGAGAGGACGACAGTCTGTGCGACCTGATACGTCGCGGCGACAGGCGAGGCTGTAGCGGGCTGTGTCATCTCGATCCCCGGCGACTAGCGACTAGCGACTAGCGACTAGCGCTTAGAGCTTGGACTTCTGGTTCTGGACGTCGGTCTTGGCCTGCGCGATCACGTTCGCTGCGGTGACGGCTTTCTTGGCCTTGTAGAGCTGGTACGCGGCGTAGAGCGCGAGCGCAATTACCGTGCCGATCAGTAGCTTAACCATGTTTGTTCCTCTCTTTGGCTGCATCCAAGTGGATGTGGCCTCTTGCCCCGCGTGCTCCTGAAAAGGCGGCCGCCCGGGGAAGAGCGGCGCCTACGCATGATGGGCCGCAGGAGAGGACGGCTTTTGCGCGGCACCAGGAATACGGTATTGCCGGTGGGAAGTCGAGGGGCCCGTGAGGCGCGCGTGACGCGCTACGCAAAAATTTTGGATTGTTCTAAAAACGACAGAGTTCCTCTCTGAACGCGACATCCGTGTTCCCGGGTACTCCTGACGCGCGGGCAAATCGACACGTCTTTGTGTGAGGTGAGGCCGAAGCGGCCGGGCTAAAGGGAGCTCCGCGAGGCGAGCCCCTCTCTCAGCGAAGGACCCGAAGCAGCCGCCGGGACTCCCGGAGCCTTCACGCCTCCGATGGCGCGTCGTGCGCGTATTCCCGGACTGCTCGTGATGTGCGTATGCCAGATTATGTTTAAGCGCCTAGTCTGGCGGGTTTGCGATTGATCACTTTGCTAGGTCGGATTGATCACTTTGCTAGGTGCTGTATAAACGATCATATTGACGATTAATAAAATGCGCGTATATTCGCGAGTGTCAAAACTCATCAAATAGCACTTAGGAGCGAATATGACGAAGTCCATTCACGAGCGAGTACGCGCTCAACTGGCAAAGGCGGAGCGCGAAGCCAAAGCTAGAGAGAACAAAGCGCACGATGCTCGCATGTCACGCCTCGAGCGCGCCGACCTTAAGCGCGAGGAACGTATAGACGCCTTGATCGCCGGCACGGTTGAGCCGCGCAATGCCGAGGAATTTGCAATTCAAACCCGAGCGCTATACGGCGATTTTGACGAATAGGAGGCTTTATGCAGACAGTTTTACAACGCGCCCTAGCGCTAGCCAAAGACGCTGGCTACGCCGACGGCACGGGCAAATGGACGGAGCGCGTCGCGGACTTGCACGCCGCTCCTGGTAAGTTCGAAAGGGAGCCGTGGTACGCGCCGTACTTCTACGAATGCGCGCTCAATGGCGACGGCGAATCGATCTACTCGATAGACGACGAAGACGGCAGCTGCCAAGGCGACCTCTTCGATATTGACGCCGAAGAGCGCGAGGCATTCGATATCCTGCCGGATATTCAGCACGTCGCGCTTTGGTACTCCGAGCAAGGCTTTGTAGCGCTTGAGGAATTGAGCGCTAAGCCGATACGCTGAAATTTGCCGAATCTGCGATCTATAGGAGGCTTTATGTCTAACTTTGGATTGAACGCAAGCTTTCGCACGGACGGCCGACGCTGCCGCACCGAAGCGCTGACGCAATGGCAGCTGATTGCCCTCTGCGTTGTTTGGGCAATGATTGTGGCCTGTACTGCTTATGCTGTGGTGCGATCATGAGCAAATTACTGGCTGCAGTGCGCAAAGGAGTGGCCAAGTTCCCGAAGTCCAAGCGCGGCGCCGATCAGCAGCACCGAGCCTTGGTCCGCGCCTACATGCGCGCCTACACTGGCGGCGGGATATTCGGATACGACACTCGGACAATGGCCGTGCAAGAACCGGAATTGTTCGCCTATCTCACGCGCATCGAGCGCGCTTACTCGGAGCTAAAGTCATGAGCAACACAGAACGCAATTGGGTCGAAGAAGTAGGCACGCCCTCCTACGCCAGCATCGTTGAAATGGTCGCAGCGCTTGAGTGCGACTATGACCGGCTTGAGGAATTGCGCGGCGCGCGCGACCTATTCGCCAAGCTAGATCCCGATGCAGAGTATCCGATTAAGCCAGAAGCTTTGACAGCAGAAGAGGCCGAAGAACTCATGGAACTGCTTGAGGCCGCCGGCGAATGCACTAGCCGTGAGGACGCCGAAGACCGCATTCAAGAGGACGCGCTGTCCGTCGAGATGCGCGGTGACTGGTACATCTACAATACGGAGCCCGTGGACGCAGCCAAGCCCGTAGAGTTCAGAATCCTTATAGCGACTGGCGGCCCCGCCGTGCAGATACGTGGCGAGCTTGACGAACATGGCGAGCCCGATCGTGCTTGGCTCGAAGTCCAAGACTGGGGCAAACCGTGGACACAGTACTTTCCGGCCGATCCGGACACGCTCCTCGCCTATGCACGCTGTTTCTACTTTGGGGAGGGCTGAGCCATGACCAAGCACTCGCCGCTGATAGCACTTGCTGAGGCCCGCCAGGAATACGAGTTTGCCGAAGCACAGTGCCCGCATTGGAGCTATGAAGGCTTCGACGCCAATGAGGAACACGAATGCTGTCGTGACTTGGCAGACGCGCAAGCTCGGCTGTCTAAGGCGCGCAGAGTCGCCAAAGAGGTCTAGCCCGGATTACCGGATTGAGGGGGTGCGCAGGTAGCGGCCCCCTGCCGATCGCCGCTCCTAGGGCTTCCTAGGCGGTCGATCCAAACCCAATAACCGTAGTAGTTAACAATAATGGCATTTCGCTTCACAGCTTGGCCTAAATCCAAGCGCTCCCCCAACGTCCGTGCGGTCCCGGCGCTCGAGGCCGCTGTCGCCTCACGGCTGGAAAAACTCGCCGCTCGGGCCAGACTGCGCAAACTCGCACTGTCCGGACTCCGGGAAGACGACAACGTAGATTTGCCCCAAGTAGAGCCCAGAAAACCGGAATACTAGAGTGCTATTAGACGATAAGTACATCGGAAGGGCAGGTTACCAAAACTCCCCTAAGAAGTGTTTTAGTACACCCCTATTTACTATTGTACGTGATGCGAGGCTTGTATACATTGATCTTAAGAGCTATACTGGTAATGCTAAAACACTTCTTAGGGGAGTTTTGGTAACCTGCCCTTCCGATGTACTTATCGTCTAATAGCATACAGGCTTTGTGTATTTAGCGTCTACTGACATAGGAGAAACCGACAATGGGAAAGTTTGGCAACAAAGGCGGCGGAAACTGGACTCGCGGCGAATCGCGCAAAGGCAATAGGAAGGGGCGAGGCGCTCTGTACCCGCCAGGAACACCGCTAGGCCGCATCAACCTCGTGGTGCCGATGCCGCTCTATGGCTTGATGCGCATCCTAGGTGCCGGCAATGCCACCAAGGGCGCGCGTACGGCCGTAGAATTGGCCTCTCGCATTATGCCGCTCGAGTATCAGGATGAGAGCAAAGTCTCGGAGCTGCTCGATTCTACGATCAACGGCCCGGCATTGTCCCGGCAAGTCACAGCTGAGGCGTTTGCCAAGTTTGAGCACGCATTGCGGTCCTTTTGGGACGACGCCGAGGCCGTATCTGAAGCTGTGCGGAAGAATTCCGTAATTGTGTGGCCCAAACACAAATCGAGGCCGCTGCACGGACCCACGCCGCACGATGAGCAGGGGGACGAGGAGTGAGGCCTCTGCACGAGCGTTGGCTGGCGGCGCGGGTAACTGCGCGACGAGCGCAGGCCCTCGCCGGCAGATATGTTGACGATATTTGGCTTGAGTTTTAACAGGAGAGACAAATGCTGATTAAATTCCTTGATGGGACATCGCGAGAAATCGCGGACCTGAGGAGCGCGAACCTGAGGAGCGCGAAAGGTTTGGAACAGCAATGCATACTTCCGGCAGGCCAGCTGATCGGATATAAAAAGCTTGAAGATGACAGCATCGCCACGCTTCGCATATCTGCAACAGCAAAACGAGTGAACGCTTATGGTTCTCGCAAGTGCCGCGCCGAGTACGCTTTCGTGCTCTCAAGCAGCGGCGCTGGCGCAATGCACGACGGCATGAAATACCCGAAGCGCGGCAAAGTCGTGCCAGATAGCTTCGATCCCGATCCGCGCGTCGAATGCAGCCACGGCATTCACTTCTTCATCACGGAGCAGGAAGCCAAGGACTATTGAAATGCGCTATCATCTCTACACAGACGAAACTTTCACTAGCCGACTCCGCGGCACTTACATCCATGTGCCTGCTGCCGATGCTAAAGCCCAGTACGCGCTCACTGCGCATACGCTGGCCGACGGCGACAAGCTAACGCTCGAAGAACCGCGGAATGTGGCCGCTCCGCTAAAGAGCGATGCACTGACAGTGCGCGGCTGGAAGGTTGAAGGTTTTGGCTCTGGCGGTTCGGGTGGCCCGTGCCCATAGGATTCATTCCGCGCTCGGCTTGGCGTACCGGTGTGAAGCATCAGCGTGGTGAGGATAACAATGCTGCCAAGCTGAACGCGGCCGCAGTACGCACCATCCGCGCCGCCGCATCGCCTCGAATGGCGGCAATGCAACACGGCGTGAGCTTGCGAACTGCGCAGCGGGTCAAAGCTAGGAAAATCTGGACGCATATTGACTGACACGCGCAAAGCGCGATAGGATCGAAGCCCCATGGAGAAGCCAGTTACTAACTACGCCGCGCGCACTTTCTGCCGTAATTGCGGAGCTCAAGGCGGTGTGTTCGTGCCGTTGGGCACTCCGGTGCCTATCTTCCTCACCCAGAAGCTATGCGGCCGCTGTGACTGCAATACGCTCATCAACGATTCGACCAATCCTGCCCGCAAAGGAGAACCGACTTGAAAGTCATTGAGCATGTCTCGGAGCGCGCTCGCGCTGTTTTCATGATCCAATGGTGGCGCGCAAAGTACAAACAGGAGTACTGCCGTGGCGCTAACTAAAATCCAACTACTCTCGCTACTCGCCGACATGCCAGACAACGCCGAGATCGTAGTGCCATCCTACCGCAATCCCGCAAACTCGATCACCCAGATAGGGCGCACTGAGCGCTGCACGAATCCGGCCGGTGAGCCTTGCTTGGTGCTGGTGCCCGCATCGATTCTCCCCTTCCGCCCTGAGCCAAGCAATGACAAATGAGCAAGTCGAATCGATATGCGCGTGCATGGTTCTCTGCGTGCTGATTTTATGTTTAACGTTCTGTCACAGTAGCTAGGAGGCTTCAAATGACGCATCGAACGCCCCGCAACCTCGTCCTGCTGCTTAGCGCAGCGATCTCGGTAAGCTGCTGTGTATGCGCAGTGAAATGCGCACGCGCGGATGACGTCCTGGATGAGACTCCAAAGACGCCGGTGCTCGAGTGGGCGTACCAAGGTGCCGCACTCGCCGACATGCTGACGACGCTCGACATCAAGAATCATCCGGGCATCCATGAGACCAATCCGCTGATGGGGCCGCACCCCTCCGACGACCGGGTACTAGGCTACTTCGCTGCGTACGATCTATTGCACTACGGCATAACGCGCATCCTCGTCGATCTGAACGCACCGCGGTCGCTCGTTACTGTGTGGGAACTCGGAACGATCGGATATGAGACCGATCTTGTGGTGCACAACTACCGGCTCGGCCTACGGTTCGCATTCTAATGAGCGAAAAGCCCACTCCTGCCGATGGAGGATCAGAGCATGGCTGAAATACGGCTGCACGGGATCGATATCGAGTTCGACAGCGATCACGAACTTTGCTTCAACCTTGCCACTCGCACCGATTGGATTTACCTACGAACCGACGAGGCTCGACAGCTCAGGGACTTTTTAAACGAGGTGATTCCTAACAGCGGAGAAGTGAAGTCATGAGCGATGCGAGGCAAATCATCGGGAGTGTCATGGCATCGCTGGCAATGCTCCCAGGCGCGGACAGTCCCCAGGCTCAAAAAGTATTTCTTGACTCGGCGCTCAATGGATTGCAATCGGCGCTGGATTCTCTCGCTAAAGTTCAAAAGCCGACTGCCGCGGATCTGGCGCGAGAGGCGGAACGAAAGAACGAAGTCGCCACAATGGCGCATGACCTATCGCTCGCGACGATTCGCGGCCTGGGACTTCAAATCGAACGGCTTCTGGCGGCGCTGAGTGGGATAGTCCATTCCGAATGTACCGCATGCGCCAGCGTCAAGATTGCCGATGGGGCGATTGCCGAGTACCGAGGTTCACAGTCTGATCAGGCAGTCAGCGGAGACGAGAAGCATGGCTAATTGCGAGAAGGATGGTCACATCTTTGGGAGCGCTGGGGTCTGTGTCTTTTGCCTGACGCCGCGACCCCCTGCACGCAGCGGCATATGCTCCGAGTGCGCCGAGCCGTGGAACGAATTTGTCCCCCACACTTGCTACGTGCATTACGACAAGTTCAAGAAGACGCTTCAGAACATTGTCGAGTGCTACGACGCTCGCAGCGAGCTTTACACGAACGACGCTGACTGCGCTGGAAACCTGGCCGATCAAGCTCGCGCAGTTCTTGCTCAGCTAGGCTTCGTTCCAAATTATGGCTCACAGTCTGATGCCGC